ATTGAATAGGTCGCGTGCAGGAACAACTCGGCGATGCCCGTCACCTGCTTATAGCGATGCACCGTGTCTAGGTCGATGCCCAGGTGTTGGCAGATGTCTTCATCGCCCATGCCCTGCTGAATCAAGGCCCGGATCAGATCGGCGTCGAGGTCCACCTCGTGCGAGCCGCGCGCCTTATTGAACTGCCAGGTGGCCACCATGCGCTGCTTGGCGTCGTGATCGAGCACGGCCACCGGCACGTGGCTCATATCCAGCCACTTTGGACCGCTAACCATGTAGCGGTGGAAGCCGTCCACGACCACGAACAACTGCTGATCGTCATCCCAGATCACCACGATCGGGAAGGCGAAGCCGTTGTCGAGGATGCTCTGATTGAGCAATTCCATCTTGTCGTCGCTGACGTGGTTGGGATTATATGTGTTCGCGATCACCAGGTCGCGCGCGACCACGAGCGTGTTGGCGCACGGGATCGGAATCTGCCGGCCGCGCTTGCCCGGCACGAGCACCGGCTGCAGCGTGCGTTGGTAGGCGGTGTACTCCTCGATCGAGTTGATGAACATTACAGCACCTCGCGGTAGTAGGCGATCCAGTTGTCGCGCGGATCGGGCTGGTTGTCGACGGGTAGATTGTTCTCGTAATCGTTGAGAATCAACTGCCGGCACTGTTGGCGCGCCACATACTCGTTGTCGAGATGGCGCGCGAAACGCTGGGCCATGATGGCGCACTTGGCCTGATCGGGATGCGTCGCGATCAGGAAATCGCGATAGGCGCGCCACGACGTGAAGTTTTTGGGCAAGCGCTGGGCCTTGAACAACTTGGCTTTCTTGCCCGTCTCCTGCGCCAGCGCGATGCCCTTCGCGCGCTTCAGTAGTTTGTTGTACGTGGCCGGCTCGAACTCGGGCAGGTCCACCAGCGCCTTGAAACTCTTCTCGTGAATCAGCGACGAGACGCGCATCTCCTGCAGCGGGTAGCCCTTTTTGAACTGATAGTCATAGATGCGGTGATACCGCAGCCCGTTCTCGGCGATGTACTTCCAGATGTCGTGGAAGTTCCAGTCGTAGAGCGGGTACAGGCTGAAGTTGTCGGCCTTGGGCGTGGCCCAGTAGACCGGCTGGCCACCGATCGTGGCCGGATGCCTGGAGACGGTGCGCCAGCGATTGGGCGACTCGGTGCCGCGCAGGCCCACCAGGAACGCTGTGTTGTGATAGCAGCGCTCGAAGTTCACGAACACATCATAGAAGCCGAAGCCCTTATTTTTGTCGGCGACGATTTGTGTCGCTCGATCCCACATCGGAAACTTGATCGAGTAGGACTTTTTGGGCCGCAGCCAGACCGTGTGTTTGCCCGGCTCCCACGGCACGAACTGCGTCTCGGTCAGCGATGTGGCGTTGGTCAGATTGAATTCCATCTGCAACCACAGCGGGATGACGTTATCCGGCGCCAGCTGCTCCATGATGTACTCGACCATGTTGATGGTCTCCTGATAGACCACCTCCTCGTCGAGAAAGAAGATGCTGATGCGCCGGCCGCGGCGCTGGGCTTCCATCAGCGCGAGGTGGGCGAGCACGGTGCTGTCTTTTCCGCCGCTGATGGAGACGTGAATATCTTCGAACTGATCGAACACGAACGCGATGCGCTCGCGCGCCGCGTCGAGCACGTTGCTATGGCCGTAAACTTGTGTAGGTCTCATGGATCCGTTCCTGCCATTTCACTGCCCGCTCGAAATACCACTGGTCCGCTTTGAGGTCGGCGACCAGCACCTCGGTCGCGGCCTGGCCGGTGTAGCTGACGAAGTCGCACCAGTCAATGAAACGGTGCGGCAGTTCGATCGCGGTGTAGGGCGCGCCGCCTGGCTCAACGTCGTCATAGGTCGTGACGCAATCGAGATTGAGCCGTTGGTTACGCGCCACGTAGCGCGCGGGCGGTGCCGCGGCGAATAACGCCAACTGTCCACCCGCCGGCTTCCGGGCCGCGATGTAGGCCGCCTTGTCGCGTCCGCCGAGCAGATAGAGATTGCGCGGCAGCGTATGCGGGTCTTTCGCGCCCAGACCGTCAAACAACCTGGCGCGCTCCGCATCGTATTTTAGGCGGGTTGCGTCGCTGGTCGGCACATCCAGGCGCGTCAGCGCCAACGGCCATTCGCGCACGTGCACGCGGGCCTCGGCGCGAATCAAGTCGGCGCTGAAATGCTCACGCTTCCAGCGCGACTGGGTGACCCAATCGAAGAGCACCATGAAGTCGTCGCGCTCGTCGATTTGCGGCAGCGTTTGAAAGACCAGGCAATGCGCCGTGCGGTTGAGATAGTTGCGAATGCAGTTGTAGGCCAGGTCGTAGCGGTTCTGGGTGCGCAGGCACTCGTGGAGCACGATCAACGTGTCGCGCTCGATCGCTTGCAGCAACCGGTAAAACGTGACGTACATGATCACGTCGGCGTAGCGCACCTGGTCTGCGCCGGCGACGGACAGCGGAAACCGATCGGGCGCGATGACCACGGTCTGTTTGATCGCGTGCACGGCGCAGTAGTCCGCGACGATCTGTTGTTTCTCAGCCGTCGAATAGCCCAGGTAGATCATAATTCCATCACCAATGCCTTAAGCGCCTCGCGGTCTTTTTTGTCGCGCACCTGCTGCACCTGGTCGCGGAACTCGCGCACCGCATTGCCCTTCTTCGACAGCGCTTTTTGAATGCGCTCATCGATCGAGCCGCTGGCGACGATGTCCAGATAGGTGCAGCGCTGGCTCTGGCCGATGCGGTAAATGCGATCCTCGGCCTGGAGGCGCTCGGCATACTTAAAGCCGTTTTCGTAGAACACCGCGTAATGCGACTCGGTTAGCGTCAGGCCATGCCCGCCCGTGGCCTGCATGGCCACCAGGAAGCGCCCTCCGGCGCGCCAGCGTTCGATCGCGGCGTGACGCTCGCGCTCGCTGACGCCGCCGTGGAGTTCATCAACTGCACAGTCGCCGTACTCGGTCTGCAAGCGCTGCACAATCCGGGCGACACTGTAGCGGTAGCGACACCAGATGATGACCTTCGCGCCGTCGGGCAGCTGGCCGATCTGCTCGATCAGCATGTTAAGCCGTGCGTGCGGATATTCCTCGGTCGTGCCGTCGCGGCGATTCCAGAAGCCCGAGACGATCTCCTGCAGCGCGGTGAACAACTGGAACAACACATACGGCTCGCGCCATGTCGGCACGTCTTCAAGTAGCGGCAGGAACTCGTCCTTGGCGCGCCAGTAGGCGGCGCGCTGTTCGTCGGAGAGCGTGTAATACACGGTCTCATGCAGCTTGCCCGGCAGGTCAAGGCACTCGTCTTTCGTGACCTGATAGACGTAGGGCTGAATCTTCGCGGCCAGGTGTTCGGTGTGATGGGCGCGCACGATGCGGCCCGGGTATTTCTCGGAATACTCCAAATGGTTGGCCGCGAAGGAGTAAAACGAGTGATAGCCCAGGATGGCCGGCGAGAGGAACTTCATCTGCGCGAACAGATCGACCACACCCTGGCTGAGCGGCGTACCCGTCAGGACCAGGCGGTATTTTGCCCGCTCGGCGAAGGCCGTGAGCCGCTGCGTGCGCAGGGCGTTGTGACCTTTGATGTACGACGACTCATCGACGATCACGAACGTCCGATCGGTGATGAGGGCGTTGACGATCAGCGCGACGCGCGTGCTGCCGCTGACCGACTCCAGCCCGATCACGAACCACGTCGCGGGCGGGAGTGTTTCCACGGAAACACGATCGTCTAGCACGCACACGTCGGTCGGCTGCGCATCGGTGTGCTTGTGGATCTCGTGCCGGATGGTCTCTTTGAGCGAGACCGGGCACAGCCACAACACCCGATCGAACTTACCCTGCCGGCGCGCGACGAACTCGATCGCGGTGCGGCTCTTGCCGGTGCCCATGTCCATAAACAGCGCGCCCACGCGGATCGGCAGCAGCTTATCCACGGCGGGCACTTGGTGGGGCATGAGGTCGGTGGTGGTCGTGATCACGGTTTAGTCATCCAGCAACTCGGGTGCGATCTCGATCGCGGCCTGGCATGGCGCGGGCTGTTGCTCCGAGCGTTTGGCGCGCACCTCAACGACGAGCGCGGCCTGCCACTTGGCGCGTTCCTGATCGACCAGATCGCGCGCGGCTTGGGTGAACTTCAGCCCGTGCATGTCGGCAAAATCCTGGACTTCTTCATACGACGCGCCCGGCACCAGGAGTGATCCGTCGCGGTATTTCGCGCCGGTTAGGCGCAGCGCTTTGTGATACAGGTCGGATTCGCGCTCCCATTCGAGCACGAAATGATCGAGGTATAGCCCTGCAATCTTGCGCAGTACCCAGCGCCGATACTCCAATTCGTAATCACCGGCGACGGCCTTAGCCTCAATTGCGGTGTCGGCTTCAACGCAGTAGCCGGCTTCCAGCAGCCGGGCGGCCAGTTCGGCGGCGCGGTCCTGCGGTGTGCCGTTGCGGGCGGCCAGGCGACGCTTCCAGAGCGGCCAAGTCCAGCGATAGCCCAGGTTCTTCACGATCGCGTTGAAGTGATCGAGTTTCTCTGGGAACTTCACGCTGACGCTGTTATCGCTCGTCGTGATGACGGCAATTATTTTGGTGCGTGGCTCAGGCGGTCGGAGCATGGGTCTACAGCGCCTCAGTCTCGATCTTGACGTAGCCTAATTGCGGATCGTAGTCGAAGAACTCACTGTTAAAGCCACTCAGACCTTGCGGCCCGATCTGGCTGCCGAGGCGCGCCATTGCCTCGTTGAGATTGGCGTACACATCGAAGGCGTAACCCTCAAAGTAACCCTCGCTGTAGGAGTACAGCGTCTGGCGAGTCTCGTCTGTATACACGACTTCAGTCCACTCAACCTCGGCAGCAGCATAGACGCCACGGTCGCCGCCTTTGGCGAGTGATTTCCATTCGCCGATTTCGACGATCTGCATCAGCCGGCCCATTCCGCCCGGAAGATTGGCTTCGCCCGTATCGCTGCCGCGCAGATCGTTGATGATCTTTGAGGCACAGGGCGCGATGCCGTAGAAATTCGGCGCGCCGGAAATAGTCTTGGTGATCTTGCCGTCGCTCCAGGCCGCAAAGCCACGATTGTGGATCACCTGCACGCCTTCAGTGACACGCAGCCGCTCGGGAGCAGTGTGGTCAATCTCGCACAGGCGATTGGCCTCGTCGGCATCGACGGTCACATACCAGTTAGTGATGTAGCGGGTAAAGGTCTGGCCGCGCCAGTCGCGCTCGATCAGTTCGGCGTTGAGTTTATCGGCGAGGGCTTGCATTTCAGCGTATGGCCCGATCGCCTCATAGGTGCTGGCGTCGCCGGGCTTCCAGACGTCACTGCGGAAACAATAGGAGTGCGGCTTGTCATCGGTGTTTTCGAGTGCAGAATAGTGGATGGGTTTCATGAGTCGCCTCTCAGGAGTTGGCTTCGCAGTCTCCGTAGCAATAGGAGTGGCACTTGCGGCAGTAACCGTTGACACCGTGGGCGGGTTCGTCGAGTTCCAACAGGCCATCGTCTACCAACACGGCAGTCGATTGGCGGCTCGGCTGCGGACTGCCTCCGTGTCAATCTCATTTGATATTACCATATATCAAATGAGATGTCAATAGGCAATTTCATGGTGACGGCGGGATGATTGATTCGAGGTGCATCAGTTGACGGGCCGACTGCATAAAATCCTACAAGGCGCACTAGACTACCCGTTTTACCCTGTTTGAGTCCTTGCTTGGTAAACGGACGACACAGAGCCTGTTTTCATAGTGAAAACAGGCTCTGGGCGTTTACCAATTTGCAGAATCGGAGTGCATAATCGCGTGATTGGCACTATGCAGCCGATTATGCAGCCGGTAAACGCCTACCACGGCAGAAAGCCGTAGGTGCATTCCAGGAAGCCGGTGCCAATTTGACGCCAAGTATTATCCGATTGCCGCTCAACCGGGTTGTCGAAGGTTGTCACCCGCTTAGAGCGTAATTCAGACAGCGTTGCCCAGAAGAGATTGTAATCGCCAGGCAGCGCGTTGGCGGCTGCCTCAGCCGCGGCTTCGTGCTCACGCCGCAAGAGTTTTTCTGTACGGCGATCTGGAAACACCACCACTAGCCAGCAGCGCCGCAAGTTTTGGGTTTGGAAGTAGCGGGTGTACTTCTCATATTTGCCCGCGATGTGATCGGGCCTCGAAGTTTGCTCGACCTCGATATACATGTGGTCTTTGTTGTCCGGCGAGATGAACTCCACATCCGGGATGACGCTGTACGGCTTGTTCAGCCAAGTGAATTTGCGTTCCTGAAAGGCGCGGGCGGTGGCATAGCCCTCGGCGCGGATGGCGACTTCCAGCGTCGCCAGATCGTGAAGATTATCCGTTGGATTGCTCACATCCGGCGGCGTCACGTAGTTTTTGGCGCGCTCGCGCAGGCGTGTAATCATGCGGGCACCGGTGGGTGTGGGGTAGTAGAGATCGGTCTCGCGGCCGCCCGCAGGCAGGGGGTTGCCGACCTTGACCATGATCGCGCCGGCGCGCATGAGTTTGTGTAATCGACGATGGGCGGTGGAGTAGTTGACGTGGTGGGCCATGGCGAACAAATCGCAGGTCCATTTCTTGAAGTGTTCAAACTGGTAGAGGTCGGTGATCTGCTGGGGCGTGAGGGTCAGCAGGGCGTTGGTCAACTGCGATCGGCTCAAGGGCATAGGGCATGTCTCCTGTTGGAATAGGCGCGGGCCGTTCAGATTTGGATACAGTTCGGCCGGCCTTCAAATACATATTGCTTGGCACTACTATGTGATACTCAAATATCGAGTACACCTGTACTCAATTCAGCAGTGTACTCAATCTCTCGGGTCTCGCCGAAGCGGGCACGGGCTATTGAAACAGCAGTTCGATTTGACGAGTCCACTTTGCAGACTTTCCGAGATTGCAATCTTGGCAGAGCACCTGGAGATTGCCTGGTTCCGTTTTTCCGCCGTGGTGGATGGGCTTGATGTGATCGACGTGCAGCTTGATGTCATCGCCCTTGCGTGGACTACGGCCGCAGGCCCGGCAGGTGAATGAATCGCGTGTCAAAATCTCGAACCGCAGGCTGGCGGTCATCTTCTCACGTTCGGTTTTCTCCTTGGGTGTCTCGTCTGAGAGAGACGGCATTGGCTCAGCCAGCATAAAGCGCTCTTCGCAGTCAACGCATACCCAGAGATTACCAATACGATGGCACATTTTTAAGGCTTCGCCTTCTGAGCAGCAGCTGCTCTGGCAGAGTCCATACATATTGGTGAATTCAATACCGCGCAGGATTTGCCTTAAGCGCTTCTCGACAATTCTAACAAGCAATAACCTAAATTCGGTTGAGGGGCTTTCGCCAGAGCGTAGAACGCGATATTCAAATTCACTTCCGGATGACTCAGAGAACATGAGCAGATCGTAACCGGAGCAATGCAGTTTTCCGAAATAAAACGATTGTTCTTCGCGCTCAGCCCCGATCGAGATATAGATTGAACTGCCATAACCCTGATACCAACGTGCTTTAAGCCGGCTGAATTTCGGACGTGAATCGTCCCGATCCCAACTTTCCTGCTGCGCTCTCCCGTACAGGTAGCCAATGGCCATGCCAAATTTGTAAGACACATCAACAGCGAATCGAATCGCTTCGGTGTCGTGGTCTGCCAGAAGTTGTTCATCAAGTGACTCCAGGATAAATTCATGCTCCATTGCTTATTCCTCCCATAAGATAGCGGTGTTAATCACAGAGTCACATAGCCTGATCACTATTGAGACTTATCCGTCTCGCCGAAGGCGGCGCGGGATGCACGCGTGGCGCCTTCCCCGAGGTCTTCGTTATAGTGCAGTAACGTTTTTGGATCGGTGTGGCCAGTCTGAAGCATGACATCGCGCTGTTCAGCGGCGTGTTTTAGGGCGGAGGTGATCCCACCACGCCGAAGCGAGTGACCAGCGAACACATCAGGGTCTTGCCCAATGCGCTTCGCCGCGCTTTTGATGATTTGTGCGACCGCCTCGGTGGACATTTTTTTATCGCGGACATGCCCGTAACGATCGATGGCGCGAAACAAAGGCCCACTCTTAATGCCTGACCCCGACAGCCAGTCGTGGAGCGCGCGGACCGGGCAGATCGCGCGCTCGTTGAGCATTTGAAAATGCTTGACCAGGCCTTTCCCTTCCTGATCGGTTTTGCTATGACGAATCAAGACCGATAGATGCTCGTCAGTCAGGGAAATATCTTCGACCATGATCTCGACTAATTCCGATCGTCGAAACATCCCGCCAAAGCCCAAGAGCAACACAGCCCGATCGCGAGTTCCGCTCAACGTTGGCGGAAGGGCAACGACCATCTCGCGCATGATGTTAAGCGTGACCGCTTTCTTCGTTGTAGGCAGCAGGCCCTTATCGCGCACAATGCCATCCAGGGTCGTTTCGACCACCGAATCAACAGTTGGATCAGGCAGATGGGCAAGGCGATGAGCATAAGCGATGGCGGCCAGCTTGACCTTGATGGTTGATACCTTTTGTTCGTCAGCCAGAAAGGCTAGATAGTTGGCGACTGTACTCGGCGTGGCCGGCGCGCTGGAGACCCGCTGATCTTTGCAATACTCATCAAAGTCGGCAATCGCTGAGCGATACATGCGCAGCGTGCTGGCCGCACGCGATTTTCCCTGGTATTTCTTAGCCTTGTTGCTCACGAGGGCGTGGTCAGTAACGGTCGTTAGATTAGTCATATGGCCTTCTTGGTGTCAACTTGGTAAAAGTAGGCTTATCACAAGTCAGTTTTTGATTAGGAATAACCCACTACGGATGCTTGTCGCACTTCCAGCGCAAGCAGCCGATCGACGTGACCATTTTCGCGCCGTCAGGAAAATGGATCAGCACGTTGCGCGGGTGCGTGCCACGGTGTGACATGACGAGCACGGTCACGCGCTGGCCGTAGCGCGGCGCTGGCCGCTTGCCGTAACGAGCGTGGTAACAAGCCGAGCGGGTCATGTTGCTTGCTCTCGCGCAAACGCCAGCAAGCGTTCATTGCCCGGCATCAGTAGAAACCCGTGGCGGTGAATCTCTTCATCGGTCACAGCTTCGTGCCGGCCGCATACGTTGACAGGATACCCTCCGCTGTCCTTCACAACGCGCCAGGCGTCGGTGTGGCGCCGCACGCAGTCGCAGAGGTCACAGAACGAATGGCCCGGCGAGATGGTACACGCCTGGCCTTCCAGTCGATCGCCGTCGGTCAAGACCGGCAAGGCATTACTCATGTTTAGGCTCACTGCTGCGCAGCGCCTCCAGTTCAACCTGCATGGCCGCGTAATGCGCACCCGAGACCATCGCCGTGCGTTCGATGGTGGCTTCAGCCCGGGCGCACACGCGCGCGTAGAATTGTTCGACCACCTCCAGAGTGTCAACCGCCACCCGATGCTTCAGTTCATCAATGCAGACGTCTCGCTCTTTGACGACGGACTGATAGCGTTCCCAGCATTGTGGGCAGGCCTCGTGATAAGGGTGCTGGGCGATGTTGTTTAGAGCCGCTGCAATGACCGTCCACGGATCAAACTGTTCGAGCAGCGTGCTCTCGTCGGCGATAGCCCAGTCGCCGTCATCCAGTCCCAGCGCGTCGGACAGTTTGGCGATCTCGCGCATCAGCGGACTCCAGCCGTAAGTTACACCGTCCCGAAAATCCGCCAATTCCAGCCGGGCGTCATCCACCAGTTTCCTGCGACGGTCGGTGTCTGATTTGAGTTGTATGCCATCGACGGCACAGACCGCGATAACCTCCTCCAGCGCGCTGGGGGTGAGGCGTGGCGCAGCAGATGGACCAGCCGAAGCGACGACCAGCAGCCGCCTGATCAGCGCCCGCCAATCGTCCGCCCGGTTATGCCCCTCGACGCGGCCCGTGGCGATTTGCTGGCCGTTGACTTCGACGCGATAGGTATAGTTCGCGCTGGCATCCGTGCCGGTCATGTCGTTAATGATGTGGAGCGAGATCATGCAGCCTCCTGTTTTTGCTTGACGCACTGGCATTCGAGCACATAGAGTTGCGCCGTGCGTTTGAGCGGTGCGCGGAAATAGGCACTGCCCACCGGCTTGGCATTGCGCTTGACGGCATAGCCCAGCCGCTCGGCGTGTGAGCGCGTGACCAGTGTCAGGCCCATCTGTTGCGCGATCGGCGTCCAGGCCGTGCGCTGACCGTCGCCCCACTGGAAGGGATGACCGCTCAGCCCGTCATAAATCTGCGTCGCCACGTGTCGAAGTGATTCGATGCGACTCAAGACGACGGAGGGCGTCACGGGCTTGACCGCCGCGCGAATAAGCATCGCGTCGAGGCTGGAATCAATACGCTCGGTCGCGGCGTCCACCTGGTCGAGCACGCTGCGCTGCCGGCGAATCTCGGCGAGTAGATCTGTCACATCCTTCCGATAGCGCAATCCCAACTCCAGGGGAGGAACGCCGAATGACCTCCCGTCGATTTCACGGACAGCCGCCCGCGCCTCGATCGCGTTCAATTCTTCGTCAGTCAGCGGTTGAGTCGTCATCTGTGCCTCGATTGTTTCTGCGCTTTAGCCGCGCAATTTCAGCCGCGATGAACGCGCCGGCGCGTTGTAGATCAGCGGCTTGATCCAATGGTTTGAATTCATCGTCTCTCCAGGGCCACCATGGCGCAATGGTGTCGAGAATCAAGGCCTCGGAGAAACCAAATTGTTCGCGTTCCTGGAGACAGCCATAAAGACTGTGAGTCGAGTAGGCAATGGCCGCTCGGGCAAGTTCGCCATCGACGTGCGTGTCGTCATGCTCGGCGGTGTAGCCTTTGACGGTTATCTGGCGCTGGCGTTCCTCGGCGATCTCCAGGACGCCATCGATCAGCAACGCGCGCATCCGGAGCACCTCGTCGATGAGCGAGATGACCTGGTCATGCGTCAATGAGTCGATGTCGGCGCAGGCCTCGAACACGGCTAATTCTTCGTCAGTCATGGGTTTAGATATCGTCATCGTCGTCCTCGCCATCCCAGCCACAGTTATCGTCCTGCCAATCAACCGATTCGTCCAGAAAAATAAAATTCGGCGCGACCCCGACCGGCGGTCTGTCGAGCAGGACATCCTCAGCGCGGATAGGGACGCCCTGCTCGTCCACGTCGCTAGCAACTTCAGAGCGTGGTAGGTTGAATTCCTCGGCTAGGAGATCAATTAGGCGTTCGCGTTCCTCGGGCGTGAGCGCGGAAATATCGAGTTCGTACACATACATCAAGCCTTCGGTCTGGTGGCGGACCAGATGCAGACGCGAGGACGTGAGCGGGACATTGTTCAATCGACCGAAGATGCGCTGCCAGCCGGCAGCGCGTGGGCTAGTCTCAATGAGGGTGGCGGTTGTCACAGTTCACACTCCCATAGGCCCAGCGCACCGCGCGCCGGCACGGGCGTGTGCAACTCATACACGTCGGCCAACAGCCAGGCGTAGCGCCCGAAGGTGTAATCTCCGAACGCGCGTTCCTGATCAGTCAGATCGAAGCGATAGTCACGTCCATCCGGCCCGGTCCATTGATAGACGCCGTGATCGGCGATCTTGTACACCGGGATCACGCCCACCAGTTGACACGTGGCAATGAGCGCGCCGCGCGGGAGTTGCGAAAATAGCCGGTAGCCGGAAGCGTTGAGCACCGCCTTGAACGGTTCGACGAATGCCAGGCGAATGACATCCGTCGTCGCGCCTTTCGCGGCATGAATGGCCAGCGGGCCGCGATAATTGGTTGACCATGATCGGGTTTCGATTTTCTTCGCGCCAAATGCGACCAGTGACGCCCACGGCTGAGTTAGGGTTAGTGCCTTCATCGCAACAACTCCGTTTGGGCCTGATTCCACGCCTTGGTAATGCGCAGGAATTGAGCCGGATCGCCATTCCGATCGGGATGATGCTGTTTGGCCAGCGCGCGGAAGGCTTCCTGAGCCACGTCGATCGTGGAGTTCATTGGAACACCCAGCACCGTCCACCAACTCTCGCCGCTGGTCTGCCCGGCGGCTGGCAAGGCCGCATAACCAGCGAAGGCTTGATCGAGCGAACCGACGCCCCAGCGCTCTTGACCGCGTAGCGATTCGAGGTGCTTCACGATCGCCCACAGATTCTCCTCGACGGTCTTCCAGCGATCGCACGCAAACACGATCGGCTTCTGCTTCCAGGTGAAGTAGACTGCCACGCCCGGGTCATCCGGCTGGCGTTGATTGCTGTAGGGGATACCGTCCTGTCGGACCCGGAGATTAGTCGAGATGATGATCTCGCGACCACCCATGCGGCGGACCTCGGCATGTAAGTTGTTGACGGTGCCGAAGATCGAATGTGCGCCAAACTGCGAACGCGATTGAAACGCCGTGCGCTTCCAGCCGATGGGCCATGAGAGCGGATAGTTGGTGATGTTGTCGTTCATACTGTCTCCTAAAACGGAATCTCATCAATGTCGGACTCGTGCACCTCGGGCCAGAGGTGCAGCGCCAGCCAGCGGCGCAGCCGAAGCGATCGCCGGCGCAGATCGTCGCCGATGACGTCGCGCAGCACACTGGCCAACGACGGCAGACGCTTGCCCATTCCGTACCACTGCAAATACACGTTCAGCACTTGCAGGGCCTGATTAACATCGAACGGCAGCGGCCAGTCGAGATCGGCGCTGATCTGATCATTCAGTTCGCGAATGGTGTCCGTTGTCAGCGTGACGGGCCAGGTGACCAACTCGGCCGGCTGGTGCCAGACATAGAACCGGTCGCCGATATCGAACTTGAAGTAATACAGCCTGGTCTCGCGATAGATGCCGGTGCCGTCGCATTTCTCGCACCACATCGAACCGCCGCAGTAGCACTTCAGTTGCTGGTAATGCCGCTCGGCAGCCACGCAGTAACCCCCGCGATAAAGATGCTCGATGAATTGATTCTTGAGCCGGTACACGCTCGCGGTGAACGGACTGCGTTTGCGATCACGCACGCGACGGTTGAGGTGGAACATCACTTCGCAGACGGCCGACAGCCGCTCAAACCGATCGAGCGACAGCAGATAGTCGGCGGCCACCGATTGACGGCGACGCTGCCTGAGCCAGTGCTGAAGTTGATCGTTCATAATTTTCGGGCGGCGGAAACCGCCCCCTTTAGGGGGTGGAGGAAGCCGCCCATTCCTGCCTTTCTAAGAGTTAGTCAGTTCTGTTCTACTGCGTCTTGTCTTGCTCGATCAATTCCACCCTGTGGATTGACGAGTAACGCGAATCGGTCAAGGGAAAATAGAGATGTTTACGCAACCAGCGCGAGAGTGGCGCGGTGTTGCCTGTAGCGTGCAATTTTGAGATTGCCCTTTTCAGGCTAGTTGCGTCACGCTTAAGCAGCAAGCCCGCCCGTTCGTCAAGCATGGCAGACATCAAGGCCGCGATTTCGGCCTGCGCTTGCCAGGACAGGAGTTGAATCAGGCTCAATACTTCTTGCTTTTGTTCGTCACTGACGTGTTCGGTGTTGCCATCTTTGGTAGCCATTGCGTCGTGTCCTTTCCGTGCTAGAATACTTGTGACAGGGAGATGTCGTGTCGCCCTGTCTGGGGAGAGTGTTGACGCACTCTCCCCGTTTCGTTGTCGGTGGTGCTTAAATCTGCCGTAACTGTGCGGGCTGGAAGTACCAGTAGGTCATGCCGTTATCTAGGAACAGCGTGTACCCATATCCACACAGGTCTGTGACCTTGCCCGTCTCGCCTTTGTATGCCCCGGCGACAACTTCGATCCGGTCGCCAATGGCGGGCGCGACGATGAAGGTCAGTTGCGGTTTGGCGGTGGTGGTGGTTTCGGTAAACATTGGTCGCTCCTTTGTGTCAACTAATCAATTACTGAACTACGTGATTAGTGTACATCACATTTTGCTACTTGTCAAGTAGTTGATATTGTGATATACTGACATCAGACTGACGAGAAAGGAGCAAGCAATGTTGAAACTACGCATCGGCCAAATACTTGATGAGCGGCAGATCGTCACCGACGAGTTCGCAAAGAATGCCGGAATTTCTTACAACACGGCGCTGTCTTTGCGGCGCGGATCGGCTACCAGAATTGACCTCTCTACATTAGAAAAGGTTTGTGTATATCTCGGAGTCACGCCCGCTGATCTGTTTGAGTACGAACCTCCCAAGAAAGGCAAGTCGAAATGACCAACTCCGCCAAGTCCGACATGCACCACACGCCCCACAGTGCCTACGTGATCAACTATCATCTGGTCTGGATTCCCCGCTATCGCAAGCCGGTCTTGGTGGGCGCGGTTGAAACACGACTCAAGCAACTGTTTGCTGAGATTGCCAAACAATACGGCTTTGAAGTCGTAGCTAACGAAGTCATGCCCGATCACGTCCACCTGTTTGTGTCCGCGCCACCCAAGTTTTCGGCGGCTCAGGTGGTGCGCTTGTTCAAGGGCATCACCTCGCGGCGACTCAAGCAAGAGTTTCAAAGCATCCGCCGCCAGTATTGGGGAAAGAATGCGACCCTGTGGGCAGAGGGCTACTATGTCGGCACAGCGGGGCATGTCAGCGCCGAAATTATCAAGCGCTACATCACGGAATGCCAGAAGGTCTAAACCGTGAAACTGATCTCGCAAGTCAAACTGACCCCCACACCTGATCAAGCCGCAGTGATCCGCGCTACCCTTGAACGGGCTAACGCGGCCTGCGAGTTCGTCAGTCAACAGGCGTGGCAGTCGAAGACGTTTCGACGGTTTGACTTGCATCACCTCTGCTATCGAAGCATCCGCGATCAGTTCGGTTTGTCGGCACAAGTGGCCGTGCGCGTGATCGCCAAAGTTGCGGACGCCTACCAACTCGACAAGAACACGCCGCGCACCTTCAAACCCACGGGCGCGATTGCCTATGATGATCGCATTCTGACGTGGCGCTTGACCGATAGCACGGTGTCGATCTGGGCGTTGGGTGGGCGTGTCCGCGTGCCGTTCGTGTGCGGCAACCAGCAACGCGCCTTGCTGGAAACCCGACAGGGTGAATCGGACTTGATCTACCGACAAGGCGAGTTCTACCTGTTGGCAACCTGTGAAGTCAGCGAAGCGCCGATGATCGAAACCGATCAAGCGTTGGGTGTTGACCTGGGCGTTAAGAATATCGCCGTGGATTCTGACGGCGTGATCTACTCGTCTAGCACGGTCAACAATGTGCGCTATCGTCACCGTCGCTTGCGCGCCAAACTGCAAAGTAAAGGCACGAAGGCGGCGCGGCGACGGTTGCGTAAGTTGAGCGGCAAAGAACGGCGCTTCGCTAAGGATGTAAATCACCAACTGAGTAAAAGCCTTGTGGCAAAGGCGCAAGACACCCACCGCGCAATCGCCCTTGAAGACTTGACGGGCATTCGTGATCGGGTAACGGTTAGGCGTTCTCAGCGTGCCACATTGCATAGTTGGTCGTTTGGTCAACTGCGGGCGTTTGTGTCCTACAAGGCGCAACGGGTGGGCGTGCCGGTGGTCTTCGTTGACCCCCGCAACACGAGCCGCACCTGTCCGGCCTGTGGGTGTGTCGATAAACGCAATCGTCCGAATCAAGCAACTTTCCTGTGTGTTGAGTGTGGCTGCGCTGGTCACGCTGATCACTTCGCGGCGGTCAACATTGCCCGCCGGGCGGCTGTCAATCCGCCAAACGTCTCGACAATCGTTAGCCTTAACGACGGTTGCGTCAGGGACAAGCCACCCGCTTCAGCGGGTGGTTATTGACGCCGCCTCCACGTGAACAGGTACGCCCCACTCGACCCGCGCCTCGTCCCCGTAGACCATGCGGAACCATTCAGTGACGGCCGCTTGAATCGCGGCGACGTCGGCCCCGTCCTCGTTGACGCGCACCTTGAGATTTGGTTCAGGCGTCACCGCGAAAGTGAAGCCCGGAAACTCGCCGTGCAGATAGCGCTCGATCGAGTTGGCGTTTTGTTGCACCTCAGTCATGGTGTACCAGTTGGGTGGAAGTTGCTCGCTCACACCGCAGCCCCCTGCTTGGTCAGCACGATACAACGCGGCGAACTATGCGGACGCCCGATTTCCCCATCCGCTTCGAGATGGTTCAGGTGGTAGTCCACCAGCGACTTGGACGACATGCCGCACCCGACGCGGATCTCTTCATAGGTCGGAGGGTAATGTTTCTCGGCGATGAATTGCCGGATGAAGTCAAGCACTTGTTGTCGACGTTCGGTCACGCTTTTGCCTCCACCTTTACCAGGAGTTCAAGCCTGGCCGGATCGGGATTCAAGATACCCTCATCGCGCAGTTTCTTGTTGCGGCTTGACGCTGTGCCGGTACTCACGCCCATTGCGTCGGCCTGGTCGCGCACGGACTTGCCGGGATTTTGGCGAATCCAGTCAATCCATGCCTCGTGCCAGCCGTTGAGTTCAGCCACGCGCTGAACGGTGGACTGGACTGCACGCAGGGCGTTTAATTCAGCAACGGTCGCGTTCAATTGCTGAAGCATTGCATTGAACTGGGCTTCGAGTTCGTTCAGCGACCGTTCAGCGTTCGCTTTTGATTGTTCAGCCACGACACGAGCGCGGTCAGACGTTTCAAGCGACTGAACAGCCTTCGCCAATCGTTCAAGCGCATCCTTCAACTGGGCCTTCAGTTCAACAATCAGTCCGTCTTCGCGTTCAACTTTTGACGCGGCCTTCTCGTCATCGGCGGCGACGATTTCAGACAACATGATGACGATGATCGGCAGCGGCGCGCTGAACACCAGCGACTGAACGAACGTCAGCCAGTCCAGATTGTTGAACACGTCCATGTTCAAGGTGTCGGCCCCAGCGATGGCCGTCAGGCCGTGGCCGACATTCGCCAGGATCGAAATGAACGCCAGGAAGCCGACGCCCAACCACAGGGCGTCAATCTGCGGCAGTTTGAACCGGCGGGGATCATCAACCGTCTTACGCTTCGCTTTCTTGCGCTGCCGAATGCCCCAGGTAATGGCGACGATACCTGCATCGACTGCCACAGCCGCTAGATAGCCGTTGCCGCGGCTGCCGTCGAATTCAAGCCGGCCGAACATCCAGGCGACGTGCGGCAGCGATGCGCCTAAGGCCAGAAACAGCGACACCCAGAGCACAAAGCCCATGAAACGGTTGGCGAGACGAGCCTTTTTGATCCAGTCCTGAAATTCTTTCGTGTTCATATCGACTCCAGTGTAATGAGCATATAACGCTCAACAGAGTTTGATTGCGATTAGACGGAGCGACCGAGCGCGAGCAAGAGAATAGCCGTCCCGGCGATATCGGTTGAGGGGGTCGATTGCGGCGTAAGTGTTCGGCCGGTGATGCGTGATAGTTCCTTGATGGCGAAGTCCACAGTGACACGGGCACGTTGGGCGATCTCAGCAATAGTCATCGGTGTGGCTCCTGGAGAAGTGTTGTGCAGAGACGCTTCAAGGATGATCAGTGCGAGTGGCCGTAAGGCATTAGCCGCTCGCACGCCCCGCACCACGCCAGGCTCGATCGGGCGTGGCGCGGACCGGTGGCGGCGGCCAGTTCGAAAATCAACAAACTGCCCGCCGTCGCCGGCCGCACTGCGATCAACAGGGGCGCCGCGAGCCGCGTCAGCGTCTCGCCCAATTGCGCCTGGACGGCCAGGTCGCGCCCATCGGCGTGATAGGCCAGGAACGGTAGATCGAAAATGACCACGCGCCGGCCAATGACGCGGATTCGGCTGATCTCGTGCGCGCGGGTGGTGTCCAGCCGATCGAGCGTGCTCAGCACGAGCGCGGCGAGCCGGTATACATCGGCGTCACGCCGGAGGGTAAGCGCGGTATTTGGGGTGCGGGTCAGCGCCTTATTTTCCATAGAGCGACCTCAGGACCTTCTCCAGCGAGGCCGGATCGTCGTCATACTCAATGATTGCGAAGCGCGCGCCCACTTCGCCCGTGGCCGCATCCACAACGGCGGCTGACGCTGACGACGCGCGAGGCGTCACGGGCAACGGTGCCGCCGGCCCGGGCGGCGGATTGAGCGCGCGCGAACGCCAGAGACCCAGTGCGAACTTGCCGATCAACAACACGGCCAATAAGCCCCCCACCCAGATGACGATTGTCATGGCCAGCGTGCCCGCTTCAGCCAGGCTGCGCTCGTCAGCCTGGCGCTCACCGGCGGCGCGTTGCTCGGCCTCGATCGCAACTTGCGTGGCCTCGATACTGCCGGCCACCGAGGTCGCAATCGCTTCGTGGTCGCGGCGTTGCGCATCGGCAGACGTGCGTGTCATGTCGGCCGTGATGGCTGCGCGCGTGGCTTCGGCCACGACTGCCTGGCGGGTTGTTTCCGCGGCAACACTCGCGGCCTGGCGCGTGACCTCAAACTCCAGCGCCGTGCGGGTCTGCTGCACAATGGCGGTCGCTTGTAGGGCGGCGGCGTCGGCAGTGGATTGGGCAGACGCGAGGGCCGCTTGCTGGGCACCAGCCTGCGCCGTAGCCTGCTGGGCAGCATAGGCCGCCTGGGCTTGCGCTTGCGCGGCCGCGTTGGCTGCCGCAGCGGCGACTTGCTGCTGCTGATAGGCGGCGAGTGTCGCCTGGGTATTCAGCGCGGCCTGCGTGCCCAGCGCATCGATGTATGGATTGGGCGTCCCGGCCTGGGCGCGGGCGGCCGACGGCGCGGCCGGCTGGAAGAGCAGGAGCGCCACCCCGGCGATGTAAACGAGTGCAAGAGCGGTCAGTCGTTTCATAGAGCGTCCTTTTGGCTTCCGTGCACGGCAGATGGCACGGCAAGGCTTGTCGTGCGCACAGAAAGGCCTTCCGTGCACCTTCCGTGCATCAGTCGTGCGCCTGTCGTGCCTTGTCGTGCGCCGCCGTGCACGGCAGGTCAGGGTAGGCAGAATTGAGCCGATCGAGTACCTGCACGGCAAGCACGGCCGGCTTACCCAGCGTCGATTCATCGATCACTAGCCAGCGGTTACTGATCCATTCAGCCTTGACACGGCGGGCCGCACGCTGGCTGAACCCGATCGCGATCAGCCACGCCTCGGTGAAACGCCCGTCGTTCTCAACCCGGCAGCGCTTGGCCAGGTTCAGATCACCCAGCGACAATTCGGGCGAGGCAACCTGTTCGCTGTTGGTAATCGGTTCCGCCTGCGGCGCGACCCCGGCCAAATCTTCCACCTGCCCTGCCTCGATCAACGACTGTTTGTCGAGGAAGTAGGCTTGCCACTGCCCGTTGGGCGTCAGAGCGCGGCCCGGCTGATCGATTAACTCGGCCCCCCGGCAGAACACCGCCAGTTGGCTGATCTCTTTGCGCGCCACCCGGAAGCACACGCGAGTGCTGAGCTGATCCCGCATCGGACCGATGAGATCGCCCGTGATGGACTGCCCGCTGAACACCAGATTGAGGCCGAACTTGCGCACTTCGGTCGCAGCCTGAAAGGCCAGGTGGGCGAGGTCGCCGCGTCGTCCACGATCCTGATCGCACGCTGACGAAATCTCATCGAAGAACGCCACCACGCGCGGCAAGCGCTCCGCCGGTTCAACCGCCGCGTTGTATTCTTCCAGATTGTCGGGGTAGACCTGACGCGCGTGCAGCGCCACATACTTCACCCGCCGCTCTTCGGCGATGGCTTTGACCAACTTCAGCCGCTCGATGTAGTCGGGCACGGTGTGCGCGATCGGCGCCAGCAGCGCGGCGTGGCCGGCCAGCATCGGGAAGGTGTTGTCATGCAGATCGCCGATGATCAGACGATGCCCGTCAGCGATCGCATCGGCGACGATCACCCGCAGCATCGAGGACTTGCCCGCGCCCGTCATGCCGACAATCAGGCCATGACCGAACTGCTCCCAGGTCAAGGCCACTTCGCGGCCGGCGGCATCCAGACCTAACCGCACGTGGCCGGGCAGGTGACCGGGATAGTTGAGGCGGCCCGGCAACAGTTGCCGCGGCCCGTCGAGCAGCGCGACCAGGCGAAAGCCGGTACTGTTGGAGAAGGTTACGGGCTGCCCCCGCAGCGTGCTGCTGATCTGATGCAGAAAGCGCTCGTCAGCATAGGCTTCCTGCTTATGGCCGACGGCCTGGGGAAAGATGGCAAAGGCAAAGACCCGGGCGCGGCGCTCGACGATGAGCACCTCGCGGATGTCGGGCATCGGCAGCCGGCGATCGGCGCAGGTGCTTTTGAGCGCCGCCATAAAATCGTGCGCACTTTGAATATGCTGAGCCGCGATCATGCTGTGCCTCCGGTCGCCGCTGCGCTGGGCAGTAACTTCAATTCCACTTCATCGAGCCAGCCGGCGATCGGATGTGCGGTCGCCGACGGCGTGACGATGGTGTAGGCATACGGGGCCGGCGCGGCGGAGATCTGCGATCGCGCAGCGTCGTAACCGCCGTCGTCAGCGGCGCCGTCATCGAGCACGGGCCACGCGCCCGTTAGCCCCACGCCCTCGATCACCGCGCTGCGCTTGCTGTAGTCGGCAATCGCCAACAACTTCTGCTGATCGGGCACGTTCAGACGCGGCAGCCAGTAATCCAGCGCGGCCAGGGCTTGGTCGGCCGGCTTGAAGGTCACCCTGCCATCCGGGCCGCGTTCGAGCAGTCCAATGCGCTCATTGTTCGGGCCGTAGCGGACCAGGGCCGCGTGATTCTCGGCGCGGCTCGCGATCGCATTACCGACGCGTTCAGTAGTTCGCGTGGTCGTGCGCGTGACGGCGATGGCCGTGGCCACGCCCGCAATCATCAACGTCCCGACCAACAGCCACTGGCGCAGGCCGGCGGTGTCGGTATCAACGGTGATGGCGCGAATTTTGGCTTCGGCTTCCAGAGCCGTGCGGGTTCCCGTGAGATTGCCCTGCACGGCTTGCAGTGTGGCTGTGAGCGCCAGCGAATCCCGCAGCGCGTCCGTCTCCATCTTGGTGCGCGTGGCCGCCGCTGAGACGGCGACGGCGGTGCTGCTGATGATGACAGCACTCTGCGTGGCCTGGGCACTGAGCGACATCGCGTCTTTGGTCGCTAGCAGTTGGGCCTGACGCACAGTCGCGTCGGTGTTGGCGTTGGCCGAGGCGATGGTGGATTGAGCGACCGCCCGCGCTGCCTGGCATTCGGGCAGATTCGGATCGGCGGTACAGCGGTCAACGGCCGGCGCACAGGCGGCTAGCAAAAACACGGTAACGATCAACAGGACGTTGCGCATGACGATCTCCTAGAAGCCCATGCCGGGCGGAATGCGACCCGCTCGGACGCGGCGCGCAGGCGTCGTGCGGCTTGGCGATGATTGCCCCTGCGCCGGAAGTTGGTAGGTCGTCGGCGGCGCGTCGAGCAGCGGCGACTGGTCGGGGGCTGGGCCGCGGACAACGAGGGTGGGCTTGTCGACGACAGACCGCACAATATCGAGCACTTCGCGATTGCGGCCCAGCGTGACAATCAGACCGATAGCAACCAGACCCGCGACGAGGATCACGCCGGCGATGGCTTGCAGGCCGCCCACGATGGACGACGAGCCGCCAATGATGATGGCAGCCAGCGCAACCAGCGCCAGAGCCCTGCTCTGAATGAGCGAACGGGCCGTGAGTGTGACGAGGATCAGCGCGCCGAGGATGACCAGCGCGAGCAGCGGCACGACGGTGCTTAGGTCGATGGCCGGAAATTCAATCGTCGGAAGTTGGATGTTCATCGCGCTCTATCTCTGGAGCGCGTGGCGGTGTATACTACGGGGCAGCCACGCGCTGCTAGCTCAGCGTTGGGTTAGGCCCGGTCGAGTGGTGGCCGCCACTCGACCGGGCTGTACTGCGTTCTATTGTACGTGCGTTCAAGCGCCGCCATATTACACCCGAGAGCCAAAACGGGTCAAATTTTTGGGATAAATTTGGGATAAGTCGCGAATGGCCTATACATCTATGCCCGTGCGACCTGAAAGGTGAACGGCGCGCGCTGCTTTTCGGCCTCGCTGCGTTCTCGCAAAGCGTAGCCGCGGCGCTGCAACTCGACCATGAGCGCGCAGAATTCCTCGACGCTGCCGGCTTGCACTACGTCGCCGGCCTGCACCCGATCGGCCAGCGCGGCAATCTGGGCCGGGTTGATGGACGGTACCACGAAGGCAGGCCCGGCGGGTGAATTAGTTTTGGTCTTCGCTTTTGCCATGATCGGTGGCCTCCATAACTTGCCTCAACCGCACTACTTTCAACGTGCCAGCGCCGTTACAGCCCCCGCAATCGCCAGGGCCGTAGCGCGAATGCCCGTCGCCGTGACAGTGCCGGCAGACCGTCTCGACGCTCACAAAAACCAAATCTGGCGGATTGATCGTCTCGCTATCTTTGAACATCAGTCTCGGTCTTCAGGTAACGGCTTAGGTAGATCGAATTGCGCACTTGCTTACGTTTGATCGCGCCCATGATCAGCGCGTCGATGTTGCCTCGCGCTTTGATGGCTCGATATGCCAGATCTATCGCGACCGTGTAGCCGTCGACTAACAGCGTAGTCTCCGCCAGGATGTCACCGAACTCGACGAGCGCCACGAACGATGCACCCTGTTCGCCGCAGAGGTTAGCCAGCGCGGCCAATTGCGGCGCGATAACGTCGTCATAGAATTGCTCGGTCATGCGCCATACTCCGCCAATTTGCGCGCCTGGTCGATGAACTCATAGCCGGCATAGGTCAGGGCGCGGCCCGCGCCGGTGGGCGACACAAGTTTGAGCGAGAACAAAAACGGCTCGATGTCTTCGGCGATCTGCGCCGCGTCGATCTCGCCTTGCAGGTGGGCGCGGATGGCCTTTTCGCCCAGCGCCCGGCCCTCGTGCTGTAGCAACTTCAGGTAGGCGTAATCGTTCTTGGTCACCCCATTAGCATAGATGATCGAGCGGCCATTCATCACGTTGCGAACGCACGTTCTGACCTCTTGATTGGCCGAGGTTTTGATCTCCTCCAAGACATCGCGGGCCATCTCGAACGCGATGCGCGGGATGAAGCGCGCACAGGCCGCGATGGTGGCCACTGGGCTGTAGCCGGGCGCATCGACCAGTTGGGGGAAGCGCAGCCGCACCATCTGGGCGACCTCCTCCTCGGTGTAGCGTTGAAGGTTGATCTCGGTGCAGCGGGTGCGCAGCGCGCGATTGACCTCGGCCGGCCGCGTGGTGGCAAACAGGAACGCGGCCTTGTCGACGACGGCGATCCGCCGGCCGCGCCTACCGTCCAGCAGTACGCTCCGATCGTCGTGCTCCAGCATCGTGAGCAGACTCTCCTGTGTGCTGGGTCCGACGAGGTGGGTCTCGTCGATGAAGGCGGCAAAGGCCGGATAGTGGAAGGTGGCCGTGCCCGAGCGGGCTTCGAGCGCGTGCGGCTTGAGGTCGTGGGCGTAGAGCGCGTCATCGACCAGGTCAAAGAACTTCTCACGGTTGCGCAGCGAGCGGCCGTCGAGAAACACCATTGGCAGATCCAGAATGGCCGTCACCCGGCGGGCCAGTTCGGTCTTGCCGACGCTGGCCGGACCGATGAACAGATACGATTTGGACAGCACCGGCGGCTGGCCGGGCGCGGCATCGACGAAGGCGGCGACCAGGCCGCGCTGGAGCGCATAGACGGCATCGGTATTGCCGATGAAGCCCTCGAAGCCCGATCGGACTTGGGCCCAGGCTTGATCGAGGGGTGTTGCCGTGGAAACAGGTGGTGTTGTGGGTGGCGTCGATTTAGTCATGCTTGACCTCGGTTTCAATCCATTGGCCGGCGGCGTTGCGCGTGACCCACACGAAGGTGAAGCACGGATATAACCCGGCGGCGATCTTAAAGCGGGTGCGGCTGTCGCGGGCGTTCTTTTGCTTCAGGTTGCCCTTGACCTCATAGACGACTATCTTGCGATTCCCGATCAAGCGCAGACCCGTTTGATAGCCCACGCTGGGTGACATCCAGGCGACAAAATCAGGCGTGTAATCGACGCCGCCCGGAAGATGGAATGTCCAGCCTTCGCGCATGACCGTATAGCCCAGCCCGATTAATTCGTCCGCGTAATCGCGCTCCAGCTGTGAATCAAAGCCGTCAGTTAATTTGGGCGCGCGCTCGGCCTTGACGCGGTAGGCGGCCTGATTCGCCAGGTCGGGATTGAGAGTGAGGACGATGGGGCTGTCGTTCATGCGGCCTCCAAGATGCAGCCGCAGACTTCGCAGAATTCAGCGGCTGGGTTGAGAATCGCGGAATTGCACTCCGGGCAGGCCTTGGCGCTGACGGGAATGACGCCGACCATGACGAGCGCGTTGCACGCCGCATTGCCGCAGTGCCAGCCGTCTGCGTCGCGGGTGTAGTTCAGCGGCTGCTGATGGCACGTGGGGCAGGTGTCGCTGAGCGTGGGTACAGCCGGTGCCGCCGGCGCGGCGGGCGCTTTCTTCGCTTCCGGGAACATGGGCTTGGTCTTGGGCCGTACGGCCTCAACGATCTCATCCAGTTTCTCGGCGGTGGCCGTGGCGATCGAGGTGCCAGCCTTCTTCAACTTCTCCTGCACTTTCTCGATCAATTTGGGATCGTGCGTGACCTTGCTCATCACGCGCGCGGCCTCGGCGGTGCGCGGCTTCTCACCGGTGGCCGACTCGACTTTCTTGGCTGACTCGGCGGCGGCGATCATCTTGTAGCCGTTGCTGGCGCTGAAGCCGAAGGTCTGTTCGCAGTAGGCGTTGAAGTCTTCAAAGCCGCGCAGTCGGAAGCCGTTGGTCTCTTTGATGCGCTGCAGCGCGGAACCGACTTCCATGAACGAGGCCAGGCCGCGGCGGACCTTGTCCTCCAGGGTGTTGAGTTGTTTCTCGACGATAGTGATGGCGGTAGAAGTGTCTGACATGCTGTCTCCTATGAATGCGTTTTCTGGTCGGCGAGTTTGCGCTCCAAGCGGGTCACGTCGCGCTTGAGCTGGGCAATGATGATCTGGGCTTTCGCCACCGCGCTGGGCTTGAAGCCCTTGGCGGTCGTGACCTTTTCGGCCTCGGCGATGGCGTTCTTCAGGGTGGCAATTTGCTTGACGAGTTCGGACATGCTGGCTCCTTATAAAGCGATCGACGGCCGCACGATATTGCGGAACGAGGTCGTGCGCCCCTGCCAGTACAACTCGCACGCCTGGAAGGGATCGTTGCTGCGCCGTTTGCGCGGGATGATCTCGCAGATATTGGGCGTCTCGCTGTTGTCGTTGTAGTAGTCATCCCGGTAGAGCATGAACACATCGTCGGCGTCCTGATCGATGTGGCCGGAGTCGCGCAGGTCGACCAACAGCGGCCGTTTGTCATCGCGGCTCTCGCACGCCCGGCTGAGCTGCGAGATGAGGCAGAAGCACACGTCGTGGGTCTTGGCCATGACCTTGCAGGCGCGGGTGACGCGCCCGATGGCGTTGACCTTCGAGCGGTCGTCGGCACTCTGCACTTCATACATCAGGCCCAGGTGATCGAGAATGACGACATCGAACGGCCCGTGCTTCAGGATGGCCGACTCGATATGCGCCACGCTGGGCGACGGGACGTCGTAGATATAGATCGGCAGCGCGTCCAGAATCGACTGCGCCTGGAGGAATTCCGGCCAGCGATCGTCGGGGACCTTGCCGGCCTTCAGATCCTTGGCCGGGATGTCCATCAACCGGCTGAGCTGCCGATAGATCAGTTCCTCTTTGCTCATTTCGAGCGAGCCGATGAACACGCGGCGGCCCTCGCGGCGCGCCAGTTCGATGGCGATCTGGATCAGCAGCGAGGTCTTGCCCATGCCGGGCCGGGCCGCGAAGATCTCCAGCAGCCGCTTCTCCAGACCGCCCGTCATGAGGTCGAACTCGGTCAAGCCGGTGGCCATGCCGGTGACCTGGCCCGGCTTTAAGGGGTTGTCGTAGCGGTCTTCCACCTGGGCCGCGACGCGGGCCACGATCGGGCCGATCAGTTCGACGTTATCGATGGGCACTTCCAGCGTGGCAATCTTGCCGCGCGCGATCGAGAGTTGGTCGGTTTCGTCGCCGGTCTCGTCATAGGCCAACTGCGCGATGTCGCTGGCCGCGCGCAGCATCTTCCGGCGCAGCGCCTTGCGCCGCACGATGTCGGCATAGTACTCGGCATGGATGGCCGTGGGCACGGCGATCATGAGTTCGGTCAGGTAGGCCGGTCCGCCGATCTCGTCCAACTGCCGGCGGGACTCCATCTCGACCCGCAGCGTCACGGCGTCGCAGCGCTGCTGGCGTTCGTGCACGGACAGGATCGCGTCCCAGACCCAGCCGTTTTTGACGATGTAGAAGTCGTCGGGCTTGACGATCGGCCGCACGCGTTGCACGACGTCGGTATCCACCAGGGCGGATCCGAGCAAGGCTTGCTCGGCTTCTTCGCTGAACGGGGGCAGGCGGTCGATAGGTGGCATGATTACGCTCGGACAGTAGTGTAGCGACTGATGCTGCTGCGATCGGCGGGAACTGAGGCGGCGGGATTGGCGACGGACTCACGATATTGACCGGCCAGGTGGCGGGCCTTTAACGCCTTGTCTTTCCAAAACGGTTTGGCTTTCTCGCGCCGATAGAGGGCGGAATACTGCTCGGTGGTGCAGCCCGCGCCGGCGAGGTGTGCGATCGCGTCGGTGTCTTCGGTGTCCCAGTAGACCGAGCCGCCCGCCAGCGACTCGTGCGTGAGTTTCAGCGCGGCGCTGCGCTGTTTGATCTCGGGCTGCGTGTCGCCGCTGGTGACGCCGGGCCACGTGGTGACGATCTTGACCTGATACGATTTGCGCGAGTAGCCGGCGGCGAGTTTGCCGATGAGCGCGCGCAGATCGGGCCGATCGGCGGCGACGAGGACGGTGAATTTGTTGGGGCGCTCGTCGCTGGCCGCCAGGCGCGGGTTGATGACCATGAACAATTCCGGGCCGTAGTGCTGCGCCACAGTCAGGAGCACTTGGTCGAACACCGGATCGTGCAGGCCGTGCACGTAGCCGGCCGGCAGAGCGGCGGGAGTGCCCTGAGAGACGGGCAGAGCGGCGGGTGTTGCCGCGGAAACGGGCGGCTCGTCACGGTGCAGGCAACAGGCGATGGCGTAATTCAGCGCCGCGAATTTATTGGCCGGATTGCGCGGCTTGAAAGAGCCGTCGGCGACGCGGCGCTGCATCTCTAACCGCCAGCCCTCCAGGCGCTCCACCGTGCAGAACGGTTCGGCCAGGACGCCGGCGAGTTTGTCGCCGGTGATCTGGTGCTGCTGGCACCAGTTTTTGACGGCGGCCTGTCGATCGGTTTCGTTCGAAGAATCAGCCGAGAATTTCTCCGGGTATTTTTCTTCTTCTCTATCGATCTGATCTAGATCGATCAGATCTGATTGATCAGAAGAAGATCGATCAGGCGCGGAGAGAATTTCTCCGTCAATTATTTCGGGTTTTTGGCCCGTTTCCGCCGTCAACAGGAGTGCTGGTTGGGCCGGTTGGGTCACGGATGGAAGCGTGACCACGGAAGCGGCCGTGGAAGCAGCAATCTGATGGACGGTGGTGCGACCCAGGTCGGTGGCGATCCAGAGTTCGGCTTTGGAACTGCCCGACCGCGAGGCGAATCCGAAGATTTCCAGATTGGTCAGGGCTTTGTTCAGCGTCTTGGCATCGACACTGAACATGAATTCCAGCCGGGCGGTGGCTACCTTACTGGGGAAGAGTCGATTGAGCACGACGAGCACCAGGACGCCCAGCGTGTTGATTTGACCGATGGTGGTCTTGACGCTGGTATCGAAGGGGTCGTAGTGCTGCGTAAACGGTCGAGTAGACATGGTTGGTTCGATTTACCCTCCTGTTTAGTATGAGGCGACGAGAATGCGGCCGGTAGATAGTTCGTGATCGCACAGCATACAGTGACGTTTGCCGGCCGCCAGCGGGTTGTGCCTGGTGAGCCGCAGCGAGCAGCGCGGACAGAAGCGCTCGGGGTGGATGCGCTGTTCGCAGGCCGCTTCGCTGCGGCGTTTGTAGGTCCGGCGAGTCTTCGCCATGCGCGATCGGGTTAACCCTTTACAGCAGACGTATCTCGCGCGACTGCGGAGGCTACTTTGCAGTGCGTGCGCAATTTGTTAACGAATTCATGCGGCTTGGCTTCTGCGGCGATCAAATCTGATTCGGTGAGTTGGATGGTGTACAGGTTGGTGACGACGGTAACTTGTTCGACTTTAACTTCCATGGTTGGACCTTGCATAGTTTGCTCCTGGTAGATTTCGCCGCGCCGCCGTCTTGGGTAGGTGCGTTACTGCATCACGAGACGCACGACACGCACGGCGCAGCGATTGATTTAGGCGTACTGCGACTGGCGCTTGAGGCGCGCGAGTTTGGCTTGCAGATCGTCGGCTTCGCGCTGCGACCGATCGGCTTCATCTTTGGCGTTGCGCACGGCCAGCACGGCTTCCTGATGTTTCTCGTCGAGCCGTCGTTGATAGGACTCGTCCTGCGTCTCGATGGCGGCGTGCAGGTTGTCGATCGATTCGACGTAGCCGGCGCGCTCTTGCTTAACGGCAATCGCGACCTTGAGCAGGGCCAGCAGAACGGGATCGTCGCTCAGCAGGTCGAGCAGCGCTTCGCGCTCGGTGGTCTCAGCGATCCGGCGTTGATCGGCTGCGGCTTGACGAGCGATGGCGCGGGCGTGCAGTTCGGCGGTTTTGATTACAGCCATGGCCGACAAGGCGTCCATCTTCGCGACCTGCTCAGCCGCGCTCGCCAGCGCCACGCTCAGATCGTGGGTGTAGCCGTGATGGCCGCTTGGCCCGGCTTCATAACCAACCAGATCGCCGTCTTCGTAGCGCTCGACAACGTCCAGATAGTCAACGCAGTAGATGCCGCGCTCGACGCCGTTTTTATAGTTCGCTGACGGCTTATAAGCGTATGTGCATTGTCCGTCCACGACGCCGGTCTGCTCGCGCTTCAGCGTGATGGTGATGGCCGAGCAGTCGGGCACTTCGAGCCGGTAGATCACGTCGTTCCAGCCGGCAGGCTCGATTTCAGAGCACCGGCCGGCGTAATACAGCACGTCGTCCGGCAACAGTTTGCCGAGCGCGGTCCAGGCTTCCTGGGCCAGCGCATCAATGGCCGACTGGCGCGCCTGTTCCTGCTCCGCTTCGCGCGTGCGCAGGTACGAGGCGGCGGCGGCCAGTTTGCGGCGGCCGGTGTCAATGAGATCGGTGATAGCGAGATTCAATTGATCGGTCATGATGATTTCTCCTCAGTCGAATTTTTGGTCGATGATGATCGAGGCCCAGACGCGCTTTGGAGCACGATGGCGGCTGACGGCTTCACTGTTGACGAATTGATCGGTTGCGACAATGATGTTGTTGCGAGCGGCGCGCATCATCACTGGCCCCAACGCTCGGCCCTCGTGCGTGCTGACCGTTGGGTGCTTGGCGAGTTCGTCTATGACTAAGTCAGTCGTGAACATCGCGCAGCGCTGGGCGACGGCCACCACGCAGTCGTAGGCCACATCGCGCCAGTCGGGGTCGGCGTGATCGTCGACGCGCTGGATGGCATCGGTGCGGGATTGATCGGCGAGTGCGCCGTCGAGGGTGAGTTGCAGGTCGGGCATTAGCCGATCACCATGATGATGTTGAGGGCGACGCTTTCTGCAAACTGGAAGATGGCGAACAGGATTTCGGACATGGCTTGCTCCTAGTGGATGATGCCGGCCAGGCTAAGGCCGATGGCGATCGCGAGGCAGATCAGCGTGATGGCGAACATCCACCACCAGCGCGCTTCAGGCTGGCGCTTGTATGCCATCGGGCGCACGCCTCCGGACACGATCAGGCGAACGAGTTGCGAGCGGTCCATCACTTGCCCCCCTTGGCCTGATGCTCGGCGACCTTCATCGCCACATCGGCCCAACCCAGCGACGGGTTCTTCTTCAGCCATGTCTTGGCGTCGCAGCCAAGCGCCTGATACGTTTCCTTGCCGTTGATACCTTTGCCCTTTAGCCATTCGGTGAAGGCGGCTTCGGTCTTAGGCCACTCGACGAGCGGTTCCACCGTGCGCGGGCCAAAGTGCTTGTCCAGTTCGCTGGCGGGTGTGTCGGGTTGCTCAACTTGTGCAGGGTCTTGGGAGACGATCTCGCCGGTGGAAGGCTCTACCTTTGGCGCGTTGGGTCGCTGGTTTAGGATGCGAATTGGGGTCTTATTCATGTTGCCGACCCGAACCGAAACCGACTGCACCGCGATGGGCTTGCCGATGCAATCTGATACTGGATCGCCATAGAGAGCGGCTAGCGTCTGACGATTGGTTGGGCTGAGAATTAAGCCAAAGGGCAACTCTCGAAAATACAGCACGGGGGCCTTGACGACCGCGCCGCCTTTGGGGTGGGTGTCTTCTTCGACCGCGCGCAGGATCGTTAGCGTGACCGTCTTGCCTTTGAGGTGGATCGGCTTAAGATACAACTCGTAATCGCTCCAGTTGGTTTTCATGCAGCACCTCCCGCGAAGGCGCGCGCCGTCAATTCGCGCTCGCACGCCAAGATGTGGCGGGCCATGTCGGCGTAGTTTGCGCCGGGTCGCGACTTGAGCCAGTCGCGGGCAGTGGGGGCCGTGATCTTCCGCAGCAGTTCGACGCTGTGCCCCGGCATTTCCAGCCACGCGGAGAGCCACTGATACATGTCGTCTTTGTTGGCTGGCAGGCCGGCCGCGCGGGCCTGGGCTTCGCGGGCCTTGCGCAGGTCTTCATAAAACGAGGTACTGACGGCGATGCTGCCACCGGTGTAGGTTGAGCGGCCGGCGCGGCCAGATGAGGCGTGCTTAGCATGGCGATCACCGCGACCGCCGTGCGCGGCCTTGGTCTTGGCCTTGCACGATTGGCACTTCTTGGCGGGCTTTGTTACTTTGTTTTTGTGGCACACGCAGCAGAGGCGCTGACCTTGGCTGTCGTAGGAGGCTCTACCGCGATTGGCGGTTCCGTATGAGGATGACATTTGACCCTGCCCTTTGAGTGGTGTTATAATCAGGGCGATGGCAGACGCCCGTCTGCCGGCTGACCCGCCCTGGCCGTGAGTGTTGACGCACTCGCGGCATTTTTATTGCCGGTTATTCCTCGTATTCATTCCGGCGCGCGTTACGCGTGTGCCGGTCAATCTCGCTCATGGTGTGGCGCATCCGTCCTAGCAGCGCTTGCTGCACGATGTCGCGCTCGGCTACGGCACGCTGCATGGCCTGTTTCCACTGTTCGGTCAAGTCTCGATCAAGGACCATGACTGCCTCAATCGACTTTGCCGCGTTGTCGGGGATAACTCGCATTGATGACCCCCACGGTGCCAATGGCGCGCAGTTCGTTGATGAGGCTGCGCGCAATAATTCCGATGGATGAGGCGAGTACTACTTGGGCAATGGCGTTCCAGGCGCTGCGCGGCACAATGGGCAGCGCGATTAGCAGATCAACGCCGACGCCGATGACCACGCTGAGCCAGGTGGTCGATTTGGCCAGCGTGCGGCCAATCTCGGTGCGCTGGATAAATAGGGCATAGATTGCACCCCACATAGCGGAGATATAGACTGCGGTTCGTGACGTGTACTTCATGTGCGTGCTATCCTGTGTTTAGATTTGCCCGCCAGTTTTTAGGCTGGCGGGCCACCCTAGGAGGAGGACCCAATCGGCTCGCTTCGATCGGTCCGGCGTGTGGCCCGCTGACACCCCAAACCTTCAGTTAGATTTGGCAGACGAGCCGCACACCGCGCCGGTCGAGGCGCGCTATAGCGCGTTACGCCCGACCGGCATCGGTGACGCCGGCTGCCCGACGGGCGCGACGCTTCCGGGCCGGAGCAGCGGGCGGGTTGACCCGGGCGACTGGATTGGATGGAGCAGGCGGGACGCCGGCGGCGTCTTCGGCTTGGACGCGCAGACGAATGCGCTCGAACACCTCGGCTAAGGCGGAGCACGCTGCGTAGTAGGCGGCGTCTTTGACGAGTGGTGCTTCCTCGCTGGTGGCTTCGATGGGCTGGATCATGCCGCCGCCCCCTTGTGCAGACCAGGGATGGACTCAAGGGCGGGGCGAGTTGTCTTGCGAATGGGTCGGCGCGAGATGCGCGGGGCGGTGGGCTTTATGGATTTTGTCGCGTCGAATTCATTGACGCGCATCTGCTCACCGATGATAAAGCGCACGGCTTGCGAGTAGTTGGTGGTGCGGATTCGATCCATGACGGCCGAGACGTAGGCGTCTTCAGGATCGGTCGTGAGGATGTGATGAGAGTTCGCGGGCTTGTCGATCATGTTGCCTCCTGTTGTCAATCTGTTGCCTTGAGACGATAGTACAATATATGCGGTTTGTTGTCAAGTGGCAACATGTTGTAAACCAAAAGATTTAAGGATCGGGTTAGGATTGTTGCCGATGGGCAATTTTCCTGAGTGGCTACAAACGGAACTTGATAACAGAGAGTGGACTCAAGCCGATCTCGCAAGAAAGGCTGAGTTATCTCGCACCGTCATAAGTCGCGTTATGAATGGAGAGCGACTTCCTGGTGTTGATTTCTGCAAAGGTGTCGCCCGCGCATTTAATTTGCGCGATATTGAAGTCATGCGTCGTGCTGGACTTGCTGATCCTGAGCCAGCAACAGACATCCCCTCAATCCGCGAACTGGTCGGCACGTTCAACGAACTTGACGATGAAAATCGAGAGACGATCTTAAAGATGCTGCGGGCGCTGAACGAAATGCAGCAGGCGGACAAGCGGCGCGGGTTGAAGTTGAAACCCAAGACGGGCTAGTGATGAGTGTTTCGGTCGCGCTGATCCTGGGCGGGTCAATCATCTATGCGCTGGCGTCAGGCGATGCCGGCGCTTTAATGATTGCGGCCGGCTGCGCCATCGAGATCGTCAAGTTTACCGATCGGGTAACGCGCCATTGGTTTGTGAGGACGGGGTAGGGGATGAGCAAGAGACGCTTGATGCAACAGTTGGAGTTTGAAGTCAAGATCAGACGAACAGTCATTGAAAACCGCCGCCAAATCAAGATCAGCGAAGATTATCTGAAGCGAATGCAGCAGGCGCGTCCGGCGCGCGTGATTGGCACACCAGTAGTCCCCGTGGCTCAAACGAGCAGAGCGACCTATGCCGCGCCGCGCCTGTCGATGATGCCCTACGCACTGGTGATGAGCGCCATGTCGGTAGGCTTGCTGTTTTTGATCCGGCTGTTTGTGACGGGGAGTCTATCGCTCAATGTGTTCTTGCTGGGTGGGGTGGGCGTGGTCGGTTTAGGCTTGGCGTGTTGCGCCTATGTGGCCGTGCGCAGTTGGCGGGCCGCTGAGGGCCTGCGGCAGTGGCAGATGCAGTTGGAGACGCGTCGGGAGTGGAGTTGGGAATAGGGTGTTAGCCATCGACTAGATTGATTAACAAATGCGCCGACATCGAGTGATGCTGGCGCATTGTTGATTTTGGGCGAAAGCATATAAATATGATGAACAGATTGCACCTGGCAAGAGACAGGCAGCGACCGAGCGGGTACGTGTTCTTATTGATCCTGCTGGTCTTCATTGGCGGCGGCGCGCTGTACGGCTTTGTGACCCTCTCAAGCGCAGCGCAACCGCGTGGTACATCGATCGCGATCAATGGCAAGGTGGTTCGAAAACCGACGTTGCGGCGCGTGTCGGGATATGTCGAAGTCGTTCTCAATCTGACTGTTATCAATCTTGAGCATCCAGACAATCTGATCGAGCCAAATGATTTAGTTTTGACGGATTCTTATCAAAACGTCTACCAGTACACCTATCCATCCGACGTGACCCCGCTGGCGCTATGTGGCCCAACCTTAACCTGCACCGGAAACATCATGTTTGTTGTGCCAGAGGCGGCCATCAATAGCGACTTACGGTTGTCATGGCGGACAGGCTCATTCTTGAAGCGTATCGATCTCTATGTTGGGCCACTGCCCGCGCCGAGCGATCCCCTCAAAGCAACGCCCGCGGGTCCAATCGGCTGACATTCAAGTGTTGCCGCGGCAACACCAGACTTTGAGTATAACCCCCATCATGACCGACCAACCCGTCACCGCCCAGTGCCCGGCCTGCCAGGCTGCGCTGAAGAAAGTGCCACAGCGCAAGACAAAATGCCCGGCCTGCGGCCAGTTCATGTTCGTCAAAACACTCCCGACCACGCGCGCGCGGGTGCTGGTAACCGAAGCGCGGGCGCTGGCCATCGAGGCCGAATGGTCCAGTTATCTGGCGCGTGAGCGCTGGGTGGCCGAGTTATCCACGTGCGGCTTGACGGCCCAGGATTACGATCGCGAAATGGCCGACACGACCCGGTCAGCGACCGAGAGTATCTATCGCCTGTTCGATCAGGCATTGGCCTTGAATCGCGGCGACTGGCACATGCTCAGCACGATCTATCACCGCCTGGCCTTCTTCGCCTATGAGTCGGGGGGCGAATTCAAGCCCTACTTATCTCAGGCAGCCCAGATGCGGTTGAATGAGTATCGAGCGCGGGGAAGCCGCACGGTCAAGATTTTGACCTCCGGGCAGGAAGCCTGCGCGGCGTGCCAGTCGTTACACGACAAAGTCTATTCCATCGACGAGGCTCTGGCTAAGATGCCCATTCCCTGTGACCGCTGCACAACGTGGGACAGCGGCTTCTGTCGCTGCCAGTACGTGTCCGTGACGGCGCGGCAGGCATCAGGCCCGCGGGACTAAGCTGAGCATGAACAAGGCCGCCACGACCAGCGGCAGCAAGATGCACGCCGCCCAGACCAGTCTCGTTTGACGGTCAATAATGGGCTGATTGCGGGCGATGGCGTTGAGCAAGTTGCTGAGATGCTGGCGCGCCAGGTCAGGCCCCGTCTTTTCGGCGAGTCCGGCAGACAAGGCCTGCCAATCGGCGACGACCGGGGCTTGCAAGGTAATCGCCATGATCGATCTGATCGACGTGATGATCAGGGCGATGAACAAGGCTGAAGCCACCACGATACCCAGGTTATACAGGTCGATGTACGCGGCCTGAATGGGTGGGCGCGAGAGTTGCAAGACACTCATTAAGCCCGTGATCAGACTGGCCGCCGACAAGATCGAGCGAGCCGTGGCCTTCAGGGAATCGACGCCTTCATATTGCAATTTTAGATTGCGATTCATTTCATCAATACAGACTTGTAAACCGCTTGTGTCACTCATCTTGCTCCTTGTGAGGTCCTGATGGCCGATGAAACTCAACCCAAACCAGCCGAGCAGGTCGATCTTCCGGCCGCGCCGCCCTTACCGCCGCCTATGCCAACGTTCTCACTGACGCGCGCCAGAGAGGCCGATGCCAGCCAGGCCGAACTGACTGAGTCGCGCGTCACTGAATCTGGACAGCAGACAACCGATGGTCAATAGCAGCGTGGCGCGCGCTCGTCGCCGTTATTGTACACGGCTTGACCGAGTGGGGTCAATAACATGAAGATCATCAGCGCCGACTACCGGCGGGTTTCGACGGACGACCAGCGCAAGGGCTATGGACTGCAAGACCAGGCCAAGGCCAATGCTGCCTATGCGCTGGAGCACGGCCTGCACGTCCCCGACGATTATCACATCGAGGACGACGAGACCGGCTACTCGATGGACCGCAGCGGCCTGGTGCGCCTGCGCCAGCTGGCCGCCGATCGCAAGATCAAGGCCATCGTTATCCACCGGTCCAATCGGCTGTCGCGCAACGCGCGCGAGTCGTTGATCCTGCGCGACGAATTGCTGGCGCTGAATATCCAGATTCACATTGTGGCGTGGGGGCGGGCGTTCGACCCGCACAACAACACCGATCACCTGCTGTGGAACGTCGAGGCGGCCGTCTCCGATTACGATCGGCGCGCGATTCTGGCGCAGTTGTCGGCCGGGCGGCGGCGCAAGGCGGAGTCGCAGAAGTGGGTGGGGAACGGCCGGCCGCCGTATGGGTACATCAAGGTCGGCGAGCGCAAGCAGACCTATCTGAAGCCCGACGCCAGCAAGTTGAAGATCGTGCGCGGCATCTTCGACGCGTTGATCATCAAGCGGAAGACGCAGACGGCGATCGCCAAGGATCTGAATCGGCGCGGCGTGCTCACCACGCTCGGCGCTGACTGGAATGCTGAGACGGTCAATCGCATCGCGACCAACCCCATTTACGCCGGCTATAAATACTATGGCGACATCCGCATCGAACTGCCGGGGCTGGCCATTATCGATCAGACCACGTTCGATCTGGCGCAGGTCATTCTGCGCGCCAATAAAGAGGCAGCGGCGCGCAATCGCAAGCGGTCATATCCGCTCTCGGGGCATCTGCGCTGCACGTGCGGTCGGGCCATGGGCGGGCATTACACCCAACAGAACGGCATCTTCTACCAGTGCAATCAATCGTCGATCCGCAAAGAAAAACGCGACTGTCCGGTGCATTTTGTCACGGCTACGCAGGTCGAAAAGCCGGTGTGGGCCTATGTCGTCAGCGCCATCGAGCACGCCGATGAGGATATTGCCCAGGCCCAGAAGGCGGCCGGCGACGCCCAATCGGATGCCGGCCAGATCAAGACGCTGGAGGCCGAGATCGCGCGACTCAACAAGCGGGTCGATACCCTGCTGGCGCGCTTCGGTGATTCAGCGGACGCCGTGGTGCTCGGCGCGGTGGAGCGACAGGTGGCCGACACCAGCGCGCAAATCAAAAAACTCTCAGACCGCCGTAACGAGTTAGCCGACGGGGAGCGCCGCCAGGCGCTGAAATCGGCGGCACGGTCCAGCGTGTTGAGCAACATCCGCACCTATCGCGAACTGGCGCAGCGCGCCGACTTCGACGATAAGCGCGCGTTGTTTACGGCGATTGATTTGCAGGTTGTGTTGAGCGTCGAACCCGGCGGGCGCTTCCTCGTCATATCCTCCAGCATTGCCAAAACCAAACGGCTTAAACTGAAGTGGTCCAAACGCCAGGCTGAATAATCCGGCTAACCACCATCGGCGGCGAGACAGGCCGCCTGGCGTTCAATTGTAAAGCGGGTTTTTCGAAAAGCGATTTGCAATTGAATTTATAAATTGACACCGCGCGCGAAATAATGCTATACTACTCGCATGGTGCGCGTCACATTCGGCGGTCACGAATATCAGTTGACTGGCCGGGTGGCCGACATCATTATGTGGCTGGTGGAGCGCCGGCATCTGCTGGAGTTCGGCGCGAAGTGGATTGAGTTCTATTGCCGGGGTGAGTCGGTCGTTGCCCGGCATGGCGAAGAAGAACGACTCGAACGCCACCGCCCCAACTAAATAACGCATTGTACGCGCAATTCAAAGCGTCAGCCGCCTGCGGGGCGGGCTGACGCTTTTTTGTTTGGAGGTCAGATGAAGGCTCGCTTGCTGAAGATCGCCGCTCTGTTGTTTGTCGCTCTGTTGTTCGTCGCACCGGTTTACGCGCAAGGTTCAGACGTCGACACGCCGAAGATACCCACGCTGATCGATGCCCTGCGGCTGGCCGGCACAACTGTCGGCGCGGGCATGGTGATTTCGTTTCTGCTGACCCGGGTCAATTGGTTCTCCGCTCTGACGGGCGAAAAGCGCTTCTGGGTTGTCTTCGCGCTGGCCCAGGGCGTGCCGCTCGTGGCGACATTGATTGTGCAGCTGGTGCCTGCGTCAGCACTCGTCGTGCTGGAGCCGTACTGGCAAAGCCTGGCGGCCGGGTTCATCGTGTTCATCGGCACCCAGGCGCAGTATTTCCTAAACAGTCAAAAGAAGCCTTAACCCTCCAAGGGTTAAGGCTTTTACGTGAGTCGAGCCAGCTATGCTAAGTGGCACTGATTTGATCGCGCACTCGTTGTTGATTCCGTCCGGGCTGACGGCGCTGTTTGCCGTGCTGGCGGCGCTGATCAAGATTTACGAATATCGCGGCCACTACGATCTGAGCGTCGTGGTCTCGATCGCCGCACGACTGGCACTGGGCGTGTTGTATCTGTCGGATGTGACCGTCATCAACGATCGTGTGATCGCGATTCGCTTTGCGTTGACGATGCTCTTCGCCGCCGAGGTGATGCGCCAGGGCTTAAAACATGTTGGAAAAAGGTATCGCCAAGTATGACCCCCTCCACCGACTCCTGGGCCGGCATCGCCGCATTGGCTATGTTTATTCTGCGCGAATTGTGGAATATCTATCGCGAGAAGAACAAGCCCAAGATCGACAACGCCCAGGCCGAAAGCACGCAGGCGCAGGCGGCCATTAGCACGGCGCAAGCCGACAAAATCAAAGCGGATATTCAGCGCGACATCCTGGAGCAAGTCCACAAAGAAAATCAGGCGCTCGTGATGCGCGTCGATGAGGCCGAACGCGAGCTGGCTTCAGAACGCAACGCCCGCCGCGAAGATAACGAGAAGGCCCTGCGCATGATCACGGAATTGCAGGGCGCGCTGCGCGAACGCGATCAGCAATTAAGCCTGATGCAGGCGTCCATCATCGAGCGCGACAGCGTGATTTTGGATTTACAAACGCAGATCACGGCTCTAAAACGCACCCAGGCGAGTGGAGCGACAGTATGAGCAAGTTAGGCATTCATGTCAGCGCCGGCAATCGGCGCGGCTTCGGCGAATTCTTGCAGACCTGCGCGGTCGCGGGTTCGCCCGTGCCCGTCGTCTTCTCCGTCGATCAAGATGTGTGGCCGGATGTGCAGAAGTTCAGCCCACAGACGCTCGTCATCTATCGCCATCAGCCGCGCAACCCCGGTGAGCAGGACGGCCTGGATGCGCCCGAAGACACCTACCACGGCGATCCGGTCGAATCGGCGCGGGCCTGGATGGCCCGGATCATGCCGATCTGGAGAAAGAATCGCGCCCACTATTACGCCCCGATCAACGAGCAGGACGCCGGCAATCTGGCGGGTTACACCTGGCTTAACACGTTCTCGATCGAGTGCCTGACCATTGCCGACGGCGCGGGCTTCAAACTGGCGCTCTACGGCTTCAGCGGCGGCAATCCCCGCGATGGCGCGACCGCGCTCGATCAGAGCACGCTGGAAGATAAGTGGCGCGAACTGATCCCCTCATTGCAGTACGCCAAACAGCACGGCCACATTCTGCTGCTGCACGAATACGGATTTGATTCGCCCGCGGCCAATGGCGGCCCGGCCACCTCGTTGCGCGCCAGCGCGCCACATCTGGCCTTGCGCTATCGCCGCTCGTATCGCTTCCTGCACCGGTTCAGCGCCGACCCACCGCTGGTGATCTCGGAAGCGGGCGCGGGCGTCGGTGGCTTTGGCGAGTTGGGCCTGGCCGCGTGGCTGGAGGACGCGAAGTGGTACGACGGCGAGTTGATGCGCGATCGGGTGGTGCTGGGTTGCTGCCTGTATCAAGTCGGCGGCGCTGAAAATATCAAAGACGCGCTGCCCACGCTGGGCAACTATATTGCCGCGACGCCGACGATCGCGCCCGAGGGCGATCCGGTGATCGGCCTAGACGAGGAGCCAGACGAGATGGTGGATTACGTCGTCATCACGCACTTATTGCCGCAGGACGCGACCGAGGCTGAAGCCGAACAGGTGATCGCCGCCGCGCACGCGGCCAGGCAGTCGGTGGTGTACAGCGCCGATGACGCCAAACGCCTGGTGCAGCCCGGTTTGCCCGGCAGCCGGGTCATCGTGTGGGCGCCCGAGCGCTGGGCGGATGACATTGTCGCCTGGCTGGGTGTTGCCGTGGAAACACGCGCGTTCGCAACAGTGACGCCGCCGACGCCGCCACCGGCTGGCAATGCCTGGCGCGGCTTGCACATGCGCGCCGATGGACACAGCGGCCAATTGGACTATCAGTGTCTATCGGTCGCCCGGCTGAACGCCGCGAAGATCATGACGAACACGGGCTTCGAGGAATTGTCAGCCCTGATCGAGCGCGGGATCAATCCGGCGCGCATCGTTCTGCGCCTCTTCGCCGACATCCACGATCGGGTCGTGACGCCGATCGAGTTTGTGGAGTGGCAGCGGTTGTGGCTCAGCGAGTTTGTGCGCGTGGGCGGCCGCTACGTCGAGATCCACAACGAACCGAATCTGCCGGACGAGGGCCTGGGCCGCTCGTGGCAAAACGCGGCCGCGTTTGCGGGCTGGTATCAGTCGGTGGTGAGTTTGATCCGGGCGAACTGGCCGACGCTGCTGTGCGGCTATCCGGGCCTGTCGCCCAGCGGCGGCTGGATCGATCCGCGCGGGGCGGTGGAGTTGTGGCAGGCCACGCTGCCCGCGCTGGTGAACATGAACGCCGTGGACTGGATTGGTGTGCACGCCTACTGGCAGACGCGCGAGGAGATGGCCAGTCCCGATCACGGCCGTTTCTATGAGCGCTTCCTGCCGTTCGGACGGCTGCTGATCATTACCGAATTCAGCAACAACAGTCAGGCCGTCTCCTACGCCGAGAAAGGGGCGCAGTATCGCGACTATTACGCCGCGCTGCCGGCGCGCGTGCTGGGCGCGTTTGCCTTCGTGTCGAGCGCCAGCAATCCAGAGTTCAACGCGCGGCGCGAGTGCTGGGTCAGCAACGGCGTGGTGACGCCCATTGCGACGGAGGTGGGGCGATGAAGATGCCGGCGGTGAGCACGACGGTCTATTCACAGCGCGATCCGCAGTGGGCGGGCCTGCACCTAGGCCTGCCGCAGGCGGCAGCGGGCAGCACGCTGGGCGAGTACGGCTGCGCCGTCACGGCCATCGCCCAGAAACTCACGTTGATCGGTTTCCCGACCACGCCGCCGATGGTGCAGAGTAGGCTCTTGCAGTTCCGGGCGTTCCGGATCGGCGGCACCAACAACCTGGTGGACTGGCCGAAAGTTCCGCTCGCCTATCCGCAACTGCAATTCAACGGACGTGGCGATTATTTCACTGGCAAGCCGACGCCGCAGCGGGCGATGTTGCAAATTACCGATCGATTGTTGATGAACGAGCCGGTCATCATTTACGTGGATGCCTCGCAGTATGAGAAAGGTCTCCAACAGCATTTCGTACTGGTGACCAGCGTCCTGCAAAGCGGCGCGTTGCTCATCCACAATCCATGGAACGGCAAGATTCAAACGCTGGAACCGTATGGCAAAACCGACCCGATCGCGGTCTGCGGCATCATCCTGCTGGATAAGCGCTTCGATGCGAGCAAGGCCATCTGATGATCGATCCCGTCGAATCGATTGGTCAAAGCGCGGCACAGACAGATTGGCCGACTGAGATGCGTGACTTTGCCCGGTCGCATGGTGTTGAACCGGAGATCGTCGAGTGCTTCCTCGATTTCTGGTGGCCGATACTGCAAAACGACGGGCGGCTTGATTTAGCACAGATCATGCGCGAGTTATACGACTATCGCACCGCCCTGCGCGAAGTGGGCAAGGCGTATGTCCACCTGACGAACGGAAAATTCTCGAAGCCCAACACGGCGGCCGAGTACATCATTGCTGCCGTCGAAGAGAACTATTCCGACACGAGCGAGTGATGGCCGATGTCGACCTTGATCCAGCGCGTCAACCTGGACGAGTCGGTGCAGGAGTTTGCCGGCACTTGCCCGGATGCCAATCAGGCCCTTGCTGTTCTGGAACTTGCGGCCGACTATGGCGCAACCCATATCAAACCGCTGACGCTGGCCGAAGTCCTGGCCGCTGTTGCAACAACCGCTTCTAACAGGAGACTCGATGAACCCGCAACCGCTTGAACAACCAACTGAAGCGCAACCGGTAGCCGAGACGCCCAAGCCGCGCCAACCGCGCCGTCGCCGAGTGTATCGGGTTGTCCGCCCGCCACAGCCCGGCGAGGTGGTCAAAATGCACACAGCAACCTATCGCGTTGGCCCCAAGGGAAACTGGATTCGCCAGTCATAGACGCCTATCGCATAGCGAAATGACATAGCGACCGGGCAACAGCCGCTCTAAAGAATAAGTTCCGATTGTTCCGATTTCGACATGGCTAAACGCAAGCCCGTACCCAACAAGCACGTCAAACGCAAGCCGACGCAGCCGCGCAAGAAGCAGGCCGCGCCGGTCACCGCGACGACCTTTCCGGCCTCGGCGGCCACGCCCGGCCAGGCCAAGAGCCGTGCGTCATTTGCGGACTTTCAAGCCAAGAGCGAGAAATGCCCCTGGTGGGCTGAGTTCCTGCGCTTGATGCAGGTCAACGGCCTGGACTGGCGCAAGGCGGCCTATGTGGCCTGGGCGTCGAGTCCGTACAAGACCCGCTGGCCGGCGACGCTGCAGGGCTTGTGCGACGAGGTCTTGGGCTGTTCCGATCGGGTGGTGCGCAAGTGGCGCGCCCTGAATCCGGCGCTCGATAAGCTGGTGGCGCAGGAACAGATCGCGCCACTCATGCTGCACCGGGGGGATGTGATCGGCGCGTTGATCGAAGTCGCCTCCAAGCCGGACACGGCCGCGCACAGCGACCGCAAGTTGTTCCTGGAGTTGACGGGGGACTACAAGCCCAAGTCGGCGGTAGACGTGAGCGGTGAGATTGAGATGCTGACACCGGAAGAAATCGAGCGCCGGCGTCAAGAGCGCTGGAAGCAAACCGCGCCGGCCTTGGCCGCCGTGCTGGGCAGCGAGCCATCCGCCGATTCCGCCGCGGAATGAACGCCGTGCGGGTTTCGCCCGAACTTGATTTTCTGATCACCTACCTGGATCTGCCGGCGGCGACCGATCAACCCGGCGCCGTCTGGGAACAGTTCCAGGTCCAGCACCTTAACAATCCCGCCATTTTCAGCCTGGCCAACAAGAGCCGGCGCGTCGGCTATTCGTGGCTGATCGCGGCCAAGAGCGTGGCGCGCAGTATTCTGCGGCGGCGGCACACCAGCACGATCGTCTCGATCAACCAGGAAGAGGCGTCGGACAAAATCCGTTACGCCAAGCAGATCATCGAGGCGCTCGATCGCGAGGTGCGGCCCCGTCTCATCATCGACAACGCGCTGGAACTCGAAGTCAGCACGGGCAGCCGCATCATCAGCCATCCGTGCCGGCCCGTGCGCGGCAAGGGCGGCGACATCTACCTGGATGAGTTCGCCCACTACCCTAAGGACCGCGACATCTATACCAGCGCTGTGCCGGTGGTCACCAAGGGCGGCCAACTCTCGATCGGGTCTACGCCGCTGGGCGCGGGCGGCGTGTTCTGGGAGATCGCCGAGCAGAAGATTCAGCCCTACCCGGGCTACGTGCGATCCTTTGTGCCATGGTGGGCCACGTCGGCCTTGTGCCGGGATGTGCCGGGCGCGCTGAAGATGGCCGGTTTCATGCCGACCGAAGAGCGCGTGCGGATATTTGGCGCGCCGCGGCTGATCGAAATCTTTAACAACGTGCCGCTGGTGGATTTCCAGCAGGAGTACGAGTGCGCGTGGATCGACGAGTCCGTCGCGTGGATCACGTGGGACGAGATCAAGCGCAACCAGCTCGACGCGCAGGCCGAAAGCCTGATCGTCTGGCAGGCCAATTCGGTTGAGGCGGCGCTCGCCGCGATCGAGCGAATCGCCGAGGCCGTCCAGGCCGGGAAGATCGAACCGGTGCTGTATGGCGGATACGACGTCGGGCGCCGGCGCAACACCAGTGAATTGACGCTGGTCGGCAAGGGCGTGACGCAGCAGCGCCCCTACCGACTCAACGTCAGCCTGGACAATGTGGAGTTTGACGATCAAATCGCCGTCATCAACAAGGTCATGGACCGGCTGCCCGTCGCATTGTTGCTGATCGACAAGAACGGTCTGGGGATGCAGTTGGCCGAGACCACCGAGAAGCGCTACAGCCTGCGGGCGCAGGGTGTCGATTTCACCAACGCCACCAAGGAACTATGGGCGGGTGAAATCAAGGTGCAGTTCCAGCGTGGCCAGGTGCCCATCCCGATCGATCGCGATCTGGCCTACCAGATTCACAGCATCAAGAAGAAATTCACGGCGGCCAAAAACGCCGTATTCGATACCGAAGGCAACGAGAAACATCACGCCGACAAGTTCTGGTCTTTGGCGCTGGCCCTGTGGGCTGCCCGTGAAGCCGTCGGGCCGGCGGCCAGCAGCGTGAGCGAGCGCGAAACCGTCCACGCCCCGCGCCCGCGATCGAGTTGGAATAGTGGACGCTAGGAGTCTATCATGCCTACCCGGAAGAAAACCGCCCCCGACAAACCCCTGACCCGCGCCCAGATGACGCGGGCGTTAACCAGGCTGCGCACCGAACTAACTACCCTGGCCGACAAACGCGCGCACGAAGCGTACAACGCCGGCTACAGCGACGCCATGGCCGACGAGCCGCCGCTGGACTTCAACGGCGGCAGCCTGGGCCGCGGCTATCGCTCAATGCGCATGACCATCCGCGACGAGACCGCCACCTCGCAAGAGGCCGCCATCGAGCGCAGTTACCGCCAGTACGCCACCAATCCGCTGGCCTGGTCCACGGCCAATATCGGCACCGATTACGTGTGGGACGACAACGGCCCAACCGTGCGCGCCAAGCACCCCGACGTGCAGGCCGTCATCGATCGGCATCTCAACGACGACGTCAACGACTGGCCTGGCAAGGGCGCGCAGCGCGTGCGCGATCTGCGGTTGTACGGCGAATTGGTGCTGGAAGCGTTTGTGCGCGACGCCGACGGGCACGTGCGACTGGGGCCGATCGACCCGGCTGAAATTCAGGACGTGATCACCGACGTGAACAATCGCGATGAGTTGATCGCCATCCGCCTGAAGGGCATCCAGTGGGAGCAGGAGCAAAGCGGCCGGCTGCTCAAAATCATCAGCCACAACGACGATGATCTATTGACGGGCGTCGAGACGCATGAATTTGCGGCGGGGCGCAGTTACGAGGCCGACGATATTGTGCGGCGCGCCGGAAAGCGCTGGCGCGTGCTGGAGGCCAACAAGCCCACCGACAAGTTTAAGAGCGGCTGGAGTAATGTGCGCGTGGCCGAGTGCTGCTATGGCCGCGCCTGGCGCGTCAGTGAGGCCGCCGGCACCGAGCGGCGCGATCTGCGCACGGGTGTGCGGCTGGCGGGCCGCATCTACGAGGATCAGACGGGCGAGCTGGTCAACGGACAGGTGTTTAACGGCCAGGTGTTTCTGGTGCAGGTCAACAAAACCAGCATCGGTCTGCGCGGCCGCCCGGACGGGCTGGCGCTGATCGACTGGCTTGATCGCTACGATCAGATGTTCTTCGACATCCTGGAGCACGCCGCGCTGTTGAAAGATATCGTGTGGGATGTGCTGGTCAAGGGCGGCGATGATAAGACCGTCGCCAAAGAGATCAACAAATTCGTGTCGGCCGTCAATCAGGCCGGGCGGGCTTACGGCCATAACGAAAACGTCGAAGCCAACCCGCTCAATCCCGATCTCAAAGGTGCCGATTGGGCGTCGCTCAGCGACACCGTGCTAAATCTCATCAGCGGCGGCAGCCGCTATCCGGTCTACATGTTGGGCAGCGGCGGCGACGCTAACCTGGCCACAGCCACGGCTCAGGGCGGGCCGACCTACAAGGGCTTCAAGACGCGGCAGGGCGTGGTGCGGCGCTTCATGGAGCGCATCTTAAAGTTCGTGATCGATCAGGCGGTCATGGCCGGTAAACTGCCACCGATGATTCAGCCGATGGACGACCACGGCGAACCGCAGGTGGATAAGCAGGGTGTACCGGTCTTCATCCAGAGCCGCGACGCCTTCGCGATCGTCATGCCGGAAATTTCGCCGCGCGATACGGCGGCGGCGGCTACCACCTTCGTCAACCTCATCAGCGCCGTGACCACGGCCTACACCGGCAAATTGCTGCCGCGCCGCGAGGCGATCGAGATCATCGCGCGCGGAGCCGATTTGCTGGGCATCGAGTTGGATGTGGAGCGCATCATTACCACACTGGACAGCGAGACGCTGCTGCCCGCCGGCAACCTGTCCGACGCGCTGGCCGGCGCACAGGCGGACGCCACGCCCGACCCAACCGCCGACCTCCTGGCGGCGATGAAGGCCGGCGCAGCCGATGAGCCGAAAGGAACGGGCTTGCCACCGCTCCAGGCTATGGCGCAGCCACCGTCTGGGGGGGGCTGAATTAGGCCTTAACGGCGCACAGATTCAGGCCGCGCTGGACATCATCTCGAAGGTGGCAGCCGGCGAGATTCCAAGAGAATCCGGGAGTCAATCGATGCAAATCTTGTTTGGTTTTACTCCGCAGCAGGCCGCTCGGCTCTTGCCGCCCGCCGCGGCCATCAAGCCTAAAACCGAGGATGCTGCTCCATGAGTGACCGTCCGCGCGTGTGCTGGTGTGTCGCCAAGGGGAAAGAGACCTGCGACTGCGAGGTGCCGTTCATTGGCAACTTTGCCGAGGCCGACCGGCGTATGGCCGCCGGAACGCTGAAGAGCCTGGAGATGACGGACGTTAAGGCGGCCGTGCTGGCCGATGTGCTGGCCAACGCCGAGCGGCTGATTCCGCCCGAACCGCCACGTGCCGTGATCGCAATTGTCACCACATCGGAATCGGGAGGCTAAGCCGTGGCGCGTAAAATCGCCCAGTTCGCGGTCAGCGGTGAAATTCTGCGGCAGGTCATGGGCCTGCCGGATGCCACGCTGATCTATGCCATCACGCAGCGCAGTGATCGGCCCGACGAATTTGTGTTCTACGTCGAACACCCCGACCTGCCCGAGATGATCGAGGGCGGCACGCCCGCCGTCGCCGATCCGATGTTCGATAGCCTCGACGGGCAGTCGAAGCCCCAATTGCGCGATTGGAATCTTCGGCGTGACAGGCTGCCGGCTCTTCCGCCGCCGCCGCCGACGTTCAAGATCCCGTGAGGCCATTATGCCCGACACTCCGCGCGCCGGCACCAAGACGGCCTACATCAAAAAACTGGACGAACTCTCGCGGCAGGTCGCGCGGCTTGAAGACGAAGCCGTGCGCAATGCGCTGGTCTTGCTGCGCCAGACGATGGTCAAGATTCAGACCGACATTTTAACGGCTGATGGTTGGCGGCTGAGCAATCTGCGCAACCTGCACAGCCAGGTCAACGCCATGATCGACCGCCTACAGGCGCAATTGTCGGCCAGTTATGGCGGCATTCAGCAGCAAGCCTATCGGTTGGGCGTGGCCGCCGTCGATGATCCGCTCAAGGTTTCAGGTCTGTCGCTGCCCATCGCCCGGTTGAATCGCAACGTGGCGCTGGTGCTGCAAGGCTACTCGACCGACCTGATTCGCGGCATCACTAACGATCTGCGGACCTCGATCAACACGACCATCGCCCAGCATCTGCTGGGGCAGTCGTCGCCGTTCGCTGCCCTGCAAAGCCTGACCCGGCAACTGGGCGTATCCGATCGCTTGAGCGACCTGACCGGCGTCAGTGCGCGGGCCGAGAAAATCTTCCGCACGGAGACGCAGCGCATCTACGGTCTCTCGACCGACGCGCGCCAGCAGCAGATCGCTGCGCAAGTCCCCGACCTGTCAAAGGTCTGGATTGCCACGGGCGATCACCGTACCCGCCGCGCCCACCTGCTGGCCCATGGCCAGACCGTCAAGGTGGACGAGATGTTTACCGTTGATGGCGAGCCGTTGCGCTATCCGCTCGATCCGCGCGGTAGCGCCAAGAACACCATCAACTGCCGCTGCCGCATGATTACCTGGCGCGCGGGTTATGGCGCGCCCGTGCCGACCACTACGTCCCGCGTGCAAGCCGAAAAGGAGCGCCGCGCTAAATGACCGATCGCCCCGTTTCCCCGCATCTGCGCCGCCAAATGCTGGCGCTGGCGCGCGCACTCGAAGCGCTGCCGCCGGGCGCAACGCTGCACGTGACCCGTGAACGCAGCGGGCTGCGCTGGCGGCCTGTCAATCAACAGCCCGTGCGCTCACAGCCAGTTTCCCCGCCGCCGCCCGAGACCGGGACGCGGAGTAGTTAGAGGCGTCATGCTTGGTCGTGATGGTTCCCAAAATAGCGATCATTGGCAGACGCCCCGTAGTCTGTATCAACGTCTTGATGATGAATTTCATTTTGACTTTGACCCGTGTCCACTGCACGCTGAGTTTGACGGGCTGCAATGCGAGTGGGGCAACGTAAATTTCATCAATCCGCCCTACAATCGAATCGATAAACCCCGGTTCATTCAAAAGGCCTTCGAGGAATGGCGCAAAGGCAAGACTTGTGTGCTGCTTATTCCGGCCGCGACAAGTACTCGGCAGTTTCATGATCTGATTTTGCCTCATGCCGAAATCCGCTTTTTGAGAGGCAGAGTCTCGTTCGAGGGTTACAACTCGAAAGGCGAGCGTGTCACAAATAAAAAAGGCAAACACGATAGCATGATCGTGATATTTAGAGCCGCGCGGCGAACGAATTGACCTCCCGGCCCGTTGTGCGCTACAATGGGCTTATCTATCTTTGCGGAGGATAAGCGTGGAAGAGTCCAGCAATGTGCAGCGCGTGCGCGTGGTCGATCAGTGGGCGGTGAAGACGGCGCGGGGTGAATACCTGGACGCCTACGCCGTGAATTTCATCAACGGCACGGTGATTACCTTGCTGATTCTGCTCACGTTGTTCTGGGTCGGTGTGGCCTACCTGCAGGCCCAGCGCCTGGTCTACATTCATGGCTCGGACGTCATCCACTGGGAGCCGTCCACGCTGGGTTCAATTCTGGTGGTGGTGGTCAATTTCTTAAGCGCTTTTGCACATCTATTCGGCGTGTCGCTGATTGTGCGGCACAACGCCAATACCCCGCTACTCATTCAACTCTTCTGCGCCCTCATCGGCGTGGGCGGCATTTTACAGATCGGCGCGGTGGTAGGCCTGGGCGCGTTCACCGCGCCCGTGTACCTGGTGATCGGCGCGCTGATCGGAATTGTCAGACCGTACTACAGGCGCTGAAATGTTGACTTGACACGTCTGGTATAATCGAATCAGACAACTGAATTACTAACCGCAGTGACTTGGTCTTAGACCTTGGGCGGACATCCTCTTTGAGAGGGTGTCCGCTTTTTTGTTTGGTGATCTATGCCCTTCCAGAACGTACCCGACGACAAGCAAGACAAGATGCACAGTTGCGTGCTGCACCTGAAAGGTCGCGGCTACGACGACAGCGCCGCCGCCGCCATCTGCTACACCTCGGTCGTCGAGGGCGTGGAGTTGGATCAGGCCATCGAGGCGTGCAGCGTGCAGCCCGACCCGCGCAAAGTGGAGGCTGCCGAGACGCCGTTTGCCGATCAGCGTGCCACGCTGTCCATGGCGCTGGAGCCGCAGGATGCCGCCGGCCACGTTTGGGAGATCGTCATCATCGGCCCGGACACGCCCGACGATGTGGTCACAATCGACGGCGAGCGGTGCATCCGCTCCAAAAATAACCGCTACTACGCAGCTTCAGCCTTGCAGGCTGCCGCGCCGCTCTTCGACGGCTGCAAATCCTACGACGATCATCTGACCAACGATGAATTTCAGGCCCGCAGCGGGATGCGTCCGCCCGGCAAGGACTGGCTGGCCAGCATCACCCGGCCGCGCTGGGAGGCCGCGTCGCTGTCGCTGCGTGGGCTGTACAACGTGGTGGACGACACCTTCGCGCGGAAACTGCTGCGCGCCAAAGAGTTGGGCGTCCTGCGGACTATCGGTCTGTCGCTGGATGTGTTTCAGGACGGCGTTAAGCGTGTGGTCGATGGTCAAACCGTCGAAGTGATCAAGCGAATCACGCGCGTCAATAGTGTCGATGCGGTGGGCACGCCCGCCGCTGGGGGCGGCTTTGTCCGTCTACTCGAATCAATTTCCGTGGAGGGAATAGACATGGATCTCTTGAAGCAGATCGAACAGTTGATGGCCGCCATCGACGCCAGTCTGCTGCCCGAGGAAGCGAAGGCCGCTTGCAAGGGCGAACTGGACAAGGTGAAGGCCGCGGCCGGCAAACCGCCGGAAGGCGAAGAGCCGACGATGGAGCAAAAAGTGGTCGAGGCTCAGTTTAGCGCGCTCGAAGGCGTCATCAAGCGCCAGATCGAAGCGGCGGCTAAACCCCGGCCGGTCGATCCCGCTGTGCTCGAAGCGCGCCGCCAGGCCGAGCAGGCCATGAACGAGGCGCGCCAGTTGGCCGAGCAGGCCAAGGCCGAAAGCCAGCGCATCATCGAAGCCGCGCGGTTGTCAGAAGCGCAGCGCGCGCTGGACACTCTGCTGTCCGACAGCGGCCTGACCATGAAGGCGCGCGAGATCGTGCGGGCGCAGTTCGCGGGCCGCGTGTTTGAGTCCGGCGAACTGACCAAAGTGATCGAGCAGCACCGCGCCGTCTTGCTGGATCTGGAAGAGCGCGGCACGCCCATCGGGCATGGCTTCCGCCCCACCGTCAAGGTGGGCCGCCTCACCGAGGCCGACCGCTATCAACTCGATCTGATGCGGTTGATGCTGGGGCCGACGCGCTTCGGTGCGCTGGACGTCAACGCCAAGGACGGCAAAGGACGCGGCATCTTCGACGCGTTCAAGGAACTGGGCTACACCCGCGCGCTGGAGAACTGGGCGGCGGACGGCAAGCCTGCCCTGCCGCGCAGTATGCGCCTGAGCAACTGGTATTACGAGTTGTCGGGCGGCGGCGTCATGTCCGAGGGCGACCTGGCCGGCACCGGTCATTTCTCGCGCCGCGCGATCGAAGCCAACCTGACCACGGCCACCCTGTCCAGCCTGGTCAAAAATGCCGTCAACATCATCCTGGCCGCTGAATATTCGGTGCGCCAGCAATGGTGGGAGGACATCGTCGAGCAGGAGGACGTTGACACCATCGATCAGGCCACGCTGGTGCGCCTGTTCGGGTCCAACACACTCAGTGTCGTGCCGGAAGGCGCGGCCTATACCGAATTGTCCTTCGCCGACGAAGAGGAAACCGCGTCGTTCTACAAGCGCGGCAACTATATCGGCGTCACGCTGGAGACCTTCCTGCGCGACAAGCTGAACAAGCTGCAGCGCATCCCCACCGTGCTGGCCAACTCCTGGTACAACACGGTCGGCGCGCGGGTGGCCGCGGTGTTCACCATCAAGTCGGCGGCCGGTCCAACGCTCAGCGACACGGGCGCGCTGTTCAATGCCACGGCCGTGGGCACGGCGGGCGGCCATGCCAATCTGCGCACGGGCGCGCTGGCCTTTGCCGAGGTGACCGCCGTCGTCAACGCGATGAAGAAGCAGACCGACCAGCCGCTGGGCGCGGGCGAGCGGTTGGGCAGCGAGAACGCCCCCACGCACCTGCTGGTGCCGATCGACCTCACCACGACGGCCGATCAGATCGTCGGCACGCAGAACCTGCCGGGCAGCGCCAACAACGACATCAACCCGCATTACCAGAAGTACAAGGTGGTGGAAGTGCCCAACTGGACCGACGCCACCGACTGGGCGATGCTGGGCAAGCCGATGGGCCGCAGCCCCATTAACCTGATCTGGCTGCGCGGCCGGCGCACCCCCGAACTGGTGGAGAACACCGACGAGGCGACGGGCGGCTACTTCACCAACGATGAACTGCGCTTCAAAGTGCGCAAGTTCATGGCCGAAATGGTGACCGACGGCGAGTACTGCGCGCCGGTGGCCGATTTCCGCAGCCTGGCGAAGAACAACGTCGCCGGCTAAGCCGCGCGCGCCGTGGCGCACTCAACCTCAACCTGATAACCAACCCGATCGGGCTTCACCGCCCGATCGGCGGCGAGGAGTAACTACCATGAAACTTGATTTAACCGGCGTCAAAGGGGCGCTCGCGGCTGCCTTGATCGTCTTATCGCTGATCGTCGGCGTGCTTAACGCCGTGCAAAGCGCGCTGCCGCCCACCGTGGAAACCCTCGGCGTAACCAACCTCGACGATGTCACCCTGATCGGCGACCTGAATGCCGCCAATGTGGACGCGACCACCGCCTTGAAAATCAACGGAGTCGCCCTGTCGGGGGTGCTCAAGTTTGGCGCTTCGGCCACCTATACCACGGGGCTGGGCATTACGCACGGCTTTGCCACCACGCCCACGGTTTGCCTGATGGAGCCGGCCCGCGATGTGACTTCGACTTTGACGATCACGACCACCGGCTTCAGTTCCAACCGCGCAACGCAGGCCACGCCCATCTACTGGATCTGCGGGCGCTGATGAACATCGTCGCGCTGTCGACCCTGACGGGCCGTGAAGCCGTGCGGCTGGCCACTGGCGTCGAGCCGCTGACCTTTCCGCCGACGCGCTTCGCGTCCGGCCTGATCGACGGCGCCGAGTTCGTGTACGTCCATCTGCACGGCATCCCGCAGCAGCCTTTTTGGTATGGCGACGGCTTTGTGACCGCCGTCTCTGAGGCTGAACTCAAACTCTGTAACCTGCGCGGCGCGATCTGTTTCGTGGCCAACTGCTACGGCCAGTCCTCGCGCATGGTTGAGGCACTGTTCAAGGCCGGAGCACGGGCGGTGGCGGCGGGGCCGGGCACGAACTACACGGTGCCGGGGTGGGTTCGCGGAGCCGATTTGTTGGGTCAGCATTTCCTGGCGGCCCTGCAAGCCGGGCGCAGCGCGCCGGCCGCATTTGACGCGGCCCGATCGAAGTTGACACTCCGGGCAATCTTCAGCCCGATCGAGCGCGATGCGCTCGGCTTTACTCTCACTCAACAAGGAGTCTGACATGAACGAGCGTCTGATTTGCATTCCGATTTCCGCCGGCCAGGTGGGGGTCACGCTAGGCGCGACCTTCCGCTATTTTAAGGCCCCGTTTCCCATGACGTTGGTGAGCGTGGAAGCGTCGCCCAGCGCCGACGACGCCGACCTAACGCTGGACGTCAACAACGTCACGCAGTCCACCACGCCGGTGGCAGCGATGGCGTGCGCGGTCAAGGCTACGCCGGGCACGTGGCTCAGCACACATCTGGGCGGCGCCAACACGCCGGCCACGATCGCCAAGAACGACATCCTGTCGTTTGACGCGAACAACGCCGCCGCCGACACCGACCTCAACATCCATCTGTTTGTCCTGGTCGGTGAATAGCATGGCCGACGTGAGCGAGCGCCCACCTTTCGTCGCCTGGGCCGCGCGCGCGCTGGAGCGCGATCCGGCGGACGTGCTCGACTGGGCCGACACCGACCATGAGGTGGTGCTGGTCTTCCGGCAGGGCGACAAACGGCGCGTGCCGCACGCCCAGGCGGAAGCCCGGCGCGACGATCTGCCCCCCGCCGAGGACGTTGCCGCGGAAACAACCGCGCCGGACGACTCCGACCTCGCGCCGGAAACCGCACCGAGTGTTGCCGCGGAAACAGCCGATCCGATCGAGCCGGACCCGGCCGCCGAGTTAGACCTGCCCGCGGTCACGGTCCCGGTCGATGAACCCGAGCCGGCCGCCAAGCCCAAGACTTCGCGGCGCGGCGGACGCTAAGCCCTCAAGCGCGGCGGTGCAGTGCATCAGCCAGACGCACTGCGCCGCCGCCCGAGTCAGGAGCAACGGCATGAACGTTGAACGCCTCGAACTTGCCACCGCCGCCGATGGCAGCGCCGCGAAGACCAGCCTCAATCGCAACGGCCGCTTCGTTGGTTTTGAACTGGTACTGGGCACGGCCGTCAGCGCCGATGTCGCCCTGACGGATGCCAGCGGCGTGGCGCTGTATACCAAAGCCGGACTGAACGCGTCGGGCTATCACCTGGTCCGCAAGCAGGTGGAGGATACGGCGGGCAATCTGTTGACCTACGACGGCACGCGCGTCGTGGCCGAGCCGCTGCCGGTAGTCGGTCCCATCGCCGTCGCCATCGCCAACGGCGGCAACGCCAAAACACTGTCCCTGCTGCTGTTCACGGAGTAAGCCATGCCGGCGCGGATCCTGCAAAGCACGTTTGTTGCCAAGCAAGACGCCATTCTGGCCGGCCTGGACACGCGCCAGATCAGCGCGGCCGACAAAGTGCGCGCGCTCGATTCGGCGCTGGCCCGCTACAGCCAGGATGTGCCGCGCCTGAGCGTGCTGGACTTTGCGGGCACGGGTGATCATTATTACGTGTTGAGCGGCCTGGTCGTCAACGTCGCCGACCCCGATCGGGATGCGGCGGTCGACCTGGCCAGCAGCGGGGCCGGGTCACAACTGGGCGTGGCCTTCACACTGCCGCGCGCCATGACCCTCACGGCAGTTCGCGTTGCCCTGAAGCGGACCGGCTCACCGGCGGGCACGCTGGCCTGCACGATCCGGCTGCCTGGCGGCGCGCTCCCATCGGCGCTGGCCGTGGCCGCGTCCAATAGTCTGGATAACGACGTCGATCTGCCGCTGGGCTTCGAGTCGGGCAAGACCGAATTCACTTTTTCCACGCCGGTGACGCTGCAAGCCGGCACCTACTATGCCGTGCTGGTGCCCAACGGCTACACCTATGCCGCGGGCGTGACGGCCATTACGCTGGGCGTAGATCAATCGGACGCGACGAATACGCTGTACACCTACGATGGCGCGACGTGGACAGCCTACGGCACACCCAGCGCGGGCGTCGTCGAGGTCATCGCCAGTCTGCCCCGCTGGGACGCAGAATGGAGCGACATCACCGACGCCGATATTCCCGCGCCCGTCATCACGTCCAACGGTCAGCCGCAGACGCTGGAACGGGAGGATTATCAGTTGTACCGCGTCGGCGAGACGCAGTACCTGTATCTGCCCAACCACGCGCCCGGCAGCGGCGACACGTTGCGCCTGAACTACAGCAGCCGCTACACGTTCAGTGGCTCGCCGCTGGGCACCGATGTGCCCGCCGCCCATTTTGAGGCCGTGTGCGCGCTGAGCGGCTATTTTGCCTGCACCTGGTTGGCTGTGAAATACGGGCAGACCATCGACGGCGGGCTGAACGCCGACATGATCGACCGGCGCAACCAGAGCGACGTGTACGCCAGCCGCGCGGCTGAACTGCGCAAGCAGTATGAGGCGCTGCTGGGGCTGGGTGACGACGCGCCCGCGCAGCCGGCGGCTGTGTTCGCCGATCTCGATCGAGGCACGTACAGCCGCCGCGACTTTCTGTTCCACGACCGGAGGAACCGCTGATGGATCTGGTGCGCGCCATGCTGGTGCTGAGTGATCAATTTGCGGGTTACGCCAGCGGCTACGAGAGCAGCGCCGTGTTGGTGTCTCTGCCCGAGCCGATCACCCAGCGCATCGCCGATGTCTCGCGCTATCTCGTGCCGGACATGGAATTGTGCTACGAGCCGGACGGGACGGCCAAGGGCCGCGAATGGGACACCCACATCACGGTCAAATATGGCTTACAGACCAACAACCCGCTGGAGGCGCTGCGCATCATCGACGCGGCGCAGATCGGGCCGTTTGAGATTGCGCTGGGGCCGGTGGGCGTGTTCGAGCAAGCCACGCACGATGTGGTGAAGATCGATGTGATCAGTGACGGCCTGGCGGCGCTGCACGAAGCGCTGAAGGCCGGCCTGCCCAACACGGAGGCCTTTCCCGTCTATCGACCGCACGTCACACTAGCCTATGTGAAGCGCGGCTTCGGGGCCGGGCATGTCGGCGCGACCGATTTCGTTGGCCTGAAATTTACCTGTGACCGCGTCAAGTTTACGCCCTCGCACGGGCCGGGCCGGACGCTGCCCTTGTTTGGGGTGACGCTCTAATGCCGCCCGCAATCAGTATCGACACGCGCGAAATCGATCGGTATCTGGGTCTGCTGAAGACCGAAGGCCTGGCCGTCGTCGAGGCCGAGTTACGTATTGCGCTGGATGCGGTGCTGGAATACCTGCAAATGCTGGTGGTTGACAAGACGCCAAGAGACAACGGGAGACTACAAGCGTCTATCTATACCGAGGTGCGCGGCGTCACGGTGGACAATCGCGGCGTGGCGGTGAGCGGCCTGGTCTCGTCTCACGATTTTGAGCCCAAGGTCACGGCGATGGAGTATGGCCGGCCGGCCGGTCGGATGCCGCCGATTGAAGCCATTGCCCTGTGGGTGAAGCGCAAGGACATTATCGACTCCAGGAGTTTCAAATCGGACGTTGCAGAGTGGAAGTCGTCCGTCAGGAAAAGTATCAAGAGTCGGAAAAAGGCCGGCAAGGCCACTGCCAGGCTTCAGTCTCAATTGCGGGTGCGCCAGAGTGATCTGATCGAGCAGCGCATCATGCAGATTGCCTTCCTCATCGCGCGCGCCATTGCCCAGGGCCGTTCGCGGCATCAGAAAAAAGGCGGCGACAAGATGTTTGCACAGGCGGCCGAGAAGGGGCAGGCGTACACCGATCAAGCGTTTGACCAGGCGCTGACACAGATACTGGCCCGCTGGGCCGCGCTATAGGTGGATGCCAATTTATGACCATCACCAACGACTATCTCATCGGCGAACGACTGAAGACCCTGATTCGCACGGCCTGCCCGGCGGCGCGGGTCTTTCTGGACGTGCCGACGATGTTGACGGACGAAGAGTTTAACCGGCTGATGACCGTCACCTTCGAGGGCGCGCCGGTGATCTATGCGTGGATCATCGGCAGCGGTGGCGTGGGCGTGCAGCCGCACGGCACCATGATGCAGCGTGAGTCGGTGGGCTGGAAGTTGTATGGCTATCTGGTGCACGCCGATCGGCCCGGCTTGCCGCACGCCACCGATCCCGGCCAGAAGCAAGCCTTCGCCAGCGGCACAGCCACCGGCGGCAGCGCCACAACGTTGATCGACGCGGCGGCGGCCTGGACCGTGAACGAGTTCGCTAACACGCACGAGGTCTGGGTGACCTATGCCGACGGCACGCTCGATCACGCCCGCATTTTGAGCAACACGGCCACCACGCTCACGCTGCGGGCCAGTCAGGCCTTGCAGACGGCCGTCGGCGCCGGCTGCACCTATGAAAT